ATGTGCGGACGTTTCACTCAGTACGAACCCCGATCTCATTACATTGAAGTTCTCTCGCCTGATAAAGAGTTCGCCAGCAGCATCGATGATATACCGCTCGACCGTTACAACGTCGCACCCGGTTCACGCGTCCTTTTGCTCAATCAGCGCGACGATAAAATATTTCTCGATCCTGTTAACTGGGGATATCAACCTGGCTGGGCGAAAGAATCAAAGCGGCCACCGATGATCAATGCGCGTGTTGAAACTGTGGCAACGAGCAGGATGTTTAAACCGCTATTCGAGCATGGGCGTGCATTAGTAATGGCGGATGGCTGGTACGAATGGAAGAAAGACCAATCTAACGCTAAGATCAAACAGCCGTACTTCATCTACCATAAATCACATGTCCCGCTGTTCTTTGCGGCCATAAGCCAGTATTACCCTGACGCAGCCGAAACGCCGGAGGATGATGGCTTTGTAATTGTGACCACTGCTAGTGATGAGGGACTGCTCGATATCCATGACAGACGCCCGCTCGTTCTTGACCGCACACAGGCGCTGGAGTGGCTGGATGGAGACACTCTACCAGAACGCGCATTGGAAATAGCCGAGAAGGAGTCCGTGCCGTCTTCAAAATTCACCTGGCATCCAGTTATGCAAAAGGTCGGCAGCATTCGGAACAACGGGCCTGAGCTGATAAAACCGATAAATGACCCACTGGTTAGACTTTCACGCGCATCAAATCACTGAAGCGCGTGGTATAGGCTGGTGAGAGCATCTGACGTTTCATCTCCCAACTCTTTTGAATACCTTGCCCCGCAAACCAGACTCGTCCTTTTCCACTGTGGTTGATACCATCGAGAACAGCCATGAGCTGCTCACTATTTGTACGTGGCTTGTACTCATCGAATAGTCCCAGTTGTGCCACCCCTTGGCTATAGAAGTCACCCAGCATCACTCCACATTTTTGAAACCGGTGGCCATCTTGCCAGATTGCATCCAGGCACTGCGTGGCAGCGGCTACTATATCGCGGCTGTCTTGAGTAGGTATCTGCAGTTTTGTACCTGCAGTTTTGCCGTAATACAGTTCATTCATAGCGAACGGGCTGGTTTTGACGAATGTTGAAATATGCCGACAGTACTGGTGCTCACCGCGAAGCTTCTCTGCTGCCCGCACTGCATGGCTGCAGATAGCTTCACGCATCAGGTCATATTCGCTAACGCGGTCACCAAATGAACGAGAGCAGACGATCTGCTGTTTGGTTGGCGCAAATTCTTCGAGTTCTAAACATGGCTCCCCACGTAATTCCCTCACGGTTCGCTCTAATACAATATTAAAGTGTTTTCGTATCAGCGGCGTCGGAGTGTCTGCCAACTGCAACGCAGTTTTAATGCCCATATCATTAAGTTTTTTGGAAATGCGCCTGCCAACTCCCCACACATCCCCAACTTCCACCAATGCCATCAGCTTACGCTGCCTGGCAAGTAGAGACAGATCAACCACACCGCCGGTCTTTGTCCATTTCTTTGCAGCATGGTTAGCTAGTTTGGCTAGGGTCTTAGTCGGTGCAATTCCAACACCTACGGTCAAACCAGTCCACCGAAGAACCTTGGCCCTCACCTCGCGTCCAAACTCTTCCAGATTCTGGCAATTACTAACCCCTTGCAGGTTCATAAATGCCTCATCAATTGAGTAAACCTCCACGGCTGGCGACATTTCTTCCAACACCGTCATCACCCTCGAACTCATGTCTGCATACAGCGCGTAATTGCTGCTAAAGGTCACTATCTTGTGACGTTCAAAGAGATCACGCATCTTAAAGAACGGGTCCCCCATCTTAATTCCTAGTTTCTTCGCTTCTGTACTGCGAGCAATTACGCAACCGTCATTGTTGCTAAGAACAACCACTGGCCGCCCTTTCAAATCAGGACGAAACACAGTCTCGCAGCTGGCATAGAAGCTGTTCACATCGGCAAGGGCAAACATTACTGGAATCCATTAATACTGAAAGTGACGACTCCAAACACTTCAAGTTCATCGCCACCGTCATGAAGAACGATCGGCGGGAAATCTGGATTCATTGGCACAAGCTGAACAACTGGATGAGTGCAGAGACGCTTCACGGTGTACTCACCAGCCAATGATGCAATGATGATGTCTCCATGCTTAGCCTGCAGGCTTCGGTCAACAACAAGTAAAGACCCTTCGTAGATTCCAGCATCGACCATCGACATGCCTGTCGCCATCACGAAGTATGTAGCTGCGGGATGATTTACACAAAGCTCATTTAAATCAATACCTTTCTCAATGTAGTCCTGTGCTGGTGAGGGGAAACCTGCCTGCACTTTGTCTTGGAAGAAAGGTATCAGAAGCTTCAATGGGTCTGGTATTGGGTAAAAGATGTTCATATAACAACCTCACAAAACACTGTTTATACATACAGTATAATCACGTGATCTTGTGATTGTGAAGGGTAGACTGCGGGTAAATTCTTAGAGGGCTGATCTGCAAAGCAATAAAAAGCGCCGGTGCCGTTGAGGCATCGAAAGAAGAATTCCAGAAAAGGCTTGATGATCATTACCCGGGCGCGACGTTCGCAGTTCGGCGTGTTCATAGCGATGGGCTTTCTGTGATGGGAGGTACGGCGCGGGATAAAGAAGTGATCGACGTGATGTTGCAGAATACGTGGGAAAGCGCGGAGGACTGGTATCAGCCTAGCTCATGAAATCTGAGGCCAATATTGACACCATAAAAAACCAAAATTATATTTTCTCCGTCATGACAGCAACCGGCCAGAGGCCTCGTGGTTGAATGCGCTGGCGGGTTTGCAACTTTCCTGCCTTAATGGAAGTATCCTTCGGTATCCTCACTGCAAAGATTCCGTTATATTATCGTTAAAATTCACTTTATTTACATTTACAGCAATGGATCTGCGATGCGCTATGCGCTGTTCGCCATACTCTTAGTTCTGCTCATACTGATTTTTTTAATGGCTGGTAGTGACGAGATACATCACGCCTTGAAAATGCATGCACATTGGGTCTTGGGGCACTGTGATCGCTAACCTATGACCTGAGTTACGGCTTGGAAAAACCATGGATAGGTGACTGATGGAGGCCAAATGTCTGTTTACGCAAGAATTGGCTTGATTCTAATGATTTGGGCATTACCTACACTAGTTTTTGCTATCTACAGAAAAGACCGAGCTCAGATAATCCGTGCCAGTAAAGTTACATGCATAGCAGTTCTCATCGTAGCTATTGGATATGTTGGGCGCTGACTGAAAGCCTGAGATATTTGATTTTACTGCTGTAGATAATGGTGTTGTAAACATTAAGGACTTTCAAACTACCGGGGTGGTAGCTTTCGCAAAAGGATGCCCTTTCTCAATCTTACCTACCGGTAGCGTTAGAGTGATGAACAGAAGAATAAAAAAGTTAACGCCCCATACAAAAAGCCCTGCCTTGCCGCCATAGACGTTATGGTCTCAAAACTTTAATCGCTACCCGGCCACAGAGCCGGGTTTTTTATGCCTGAAATCTGGCAAAATCACCGCCCTGCACTATTCTCATACCAGCTGACACAAGATCAGCAAGCCAGCCAAGGCTATTTATGCCTATCTTCTGATAACCCACCTTATACGTGGGTTCTTTTTTGCACATTGATTGCTTTTTCTTCGCCCTGGACTAAAATTGAAAATGGATGGAGTGACTACCTACCAGTACTAAGTAATGTTGATAACCTTGATATTTGCCCGCCGTTAACGCGGGCTTTTTTTTAACTACAAGAAGAAATACTTAAGCCAAATTTCGATTTTGAGCTATTGTTAAAATGTAGTTGTTCTCCTGAACCAAGCTAAATTTTTTGTGATGATTCACTGGCCCTCCTCCCGAGGGCTTTTTTTATGATTTACCTATCAGCAGGTCAATAGCTTTCCAAAATCTATCCTTGTGGTGCGGAAGAACCACCTTTTGGTGCTTTTTCTCCAACTGAGTAATGATTGTTTCGACACTTACTATCTTGCCTTCTTCAAGTACGGTAATCACTGCCTCACCAATTTCCTGCCGTATTAGAGAATCTTCTTCATCTGTAATCATAAGCACCTCGAAGTAGTTTTCGTGAGCCTAGCATAGGATGACTTTAAATAGGGCAATTTGGTGCGACTGTTTGATAAGGGAAGGAAGTTATGAAGATAATTCCTTCCCATCGTTGTTTTCAGGCAGGTCGGTATCTGTAAAATCAGTATCAGCCGGCATTTCATCGAGCGTTTTGCCACCAAAGATTTTTTGTTCTGCCGTAAGCGGTACCGGGGAAACAATAGAAGCTTTGTATTCTGCAATTTTAGAACGCGCAGCATCGGGATCATTCAGCGCCAAATCCAATAATTCGAAGAGACTTGTGATGGCATTGCCGTGTGCGGCGGCTGCGAAGCCAGCGGTATTTAGTCCCTTGAAATCCTCAATGACTCTACCGTTACCGAATTCTTTCTTACCTACATTAATTACAGCGCAATCTGCAAATCTCTCAACATCCTGTGCAATAACACCAATTTCTCGGGCACCATCTTGCTTGTCGTAAGTCACTGTCCGGCAACTCAGTGTTGCCACAAGACCTTGGGTGAAATCAGTAATGTTGCCCTTGAATCGTTCATCGGAACCGCCGACCCATTGCCCATCGCAAGTACCATTCCCATTATCGTAAAATCCGAAAACATGAGGTGTCGTGTTCCAGGTAACGAATCGCGTAATTATATTATTTGGCGTCCCGACAATATCAACGGTCATATATTGGTTAGAATTTAACGTAGCCTGACCTAGATAATTAATGCCGGAGGAATTTGTACTCGCGGGGCCACTAATAATAGATGGCGCAGTTGTTGAGCTGTTGATGGTGGCAGTCATAGTTCCGCCCGTGGTGGCCAACGCCCCGATATTACCCGGTGTTATCCCGAGCGCACTACGAGCTGCTGCAGCTGTAGGTGCCCCGGTGCCACCATTTGCGATTGGAATCGTACTTTTACCTGTAAAAATCGGCCACCAATCTGACCAATTCGGCGATGCTGGATTGAAGTTACCAGTGAGGCCACGAACATATGCCTCACCCTGAAAAGTGATATACATCTGCTGGCAACCATACGCTGACTTGGTTACGAACAATGTCCCAGCTTTGGCGATTGGATACCCGTTTGCGATTAGCGCGTTGGCATTTGCCGTTTGATAATAAATATTGAAGTCGGCAGTATTTCCCAGAGAGTTCGGGGTGATAGTTGCATTGAGAAGGCCGCCGTCATTGTAGGCTTTTGCCAAAGTTGTTTTCATAGAGGGCCAACTAGGGCCAGTGACCGATGTACCTTCAGGAAGATTTATAGTGGTATCGCCGGTCGAAGTGTAAAAGCCCTGCCAGTTTGCCTTGTCCAGATTCAAACCACGGATGGCCTTCGCCACATCAGCTGCCACCTGTGCAGTGATCCCTACGAGCGTAGCATTTGGTACTGCTGTCCATGCATTTCCGGTTATGGTCGGGCCGCCATATGGCGTGATTAACGTTAATGCTGTTGCGGACGTGATTGCCTTTACTGCCAGCGTATATGTAACTCCTCCGACGATAGCGACAATAAAATCATTGGCTTTTAAGTCGGTTGTGAAGGCCGTTCCGGTACCGGTCACGTTTGCTGAATTATTGGTTAATACGATTGTGCCTGCTGACATGCTTTTCTCCGGGCATAAAAAAACCCGCCGAAGCGGGTTCATGTGAAATAGTGTGGTTATTTATCGCACGTTGTGCTGATGAAATTCGTCTTACTTACCCAGCGCCAGCCGAATGGATCACCTGCTTTATACTGGGTTTGGCTGGCTACCTTACGAACGCCATAAATCTGCACATTGGTTTCCTGCCCTGCGACCAGCGCAACGCCAGCACAAACAGGCTCCTGCTTTTCAAGCATTCCTGCACAACCGGAAACCATCAAAGCAATGGCAAGAACCATTAAAATATTCTTCATGTTTATGTCCCTATCAACGTAGATAAAAAGACATTAACAATGAATATTGAGCGGGGATAATTGGTTATATAGATCAAAATATTGATATTGATCGTTTAAAACGATCGTTCTCGTTATTTATTGATTAATAACGTGAAACATCAATCGCGAATATTTGATCGCGCGAGTTTGAATAGCCAACATTGTGTAACTCTTCACCAGGCGCATCGCGCTGACCGGCCCTGATGCGAGTAGAAGAACCGTCGTAGTATGCTGAAGTATCAATGGGAGAAGACCACGGGCGTGGCTGGGTGGTGCCCATAACGCCCACCACAACACCCACCACTCTGGGCAACACGGCCCATTTTCCACTGACAGTTTTATCAACCAAATACCCGATGTCGGTTGTGGAGCCTATTGTCCCGTATCCAACCGGTGGATTCATCACCTTAGTTTCATTGGTCAAAATGCACTGCCCAGCAGCATTCCAGATGGCAACTCCCCATTTAGGCAGCGGTTGCGGTATGACGTATCCAAAAATGTAAATGGTGACAGTTCCCGGACTGCCGCCGGTCCCCGCAACCTTATAATTCAGGGTATAAGTGGAATCGACCTTTCTGATATAGAACAGCACATTGCCCACTGTTGCGTGACAGGCGATAATGAAAGGTGACGATGAGTTTACTGGCAAGTTATATGACCCAGCCGAAGTTGGATTTAAAACTATTTTCTGAACAAGACACATCGGTGTCGTATCTGGAGTAATCCACGGATTACCATACTGGTCGGTAAATAGTGCGCCCCAAGTTGCCATTATGCTTTTACCAAATAAATGATTAACCAACATTCATCAGCGGTATATGTCCCAGCTGAATAGTCGCCATTCGCATCACTAATCGATATCGTTCCGCCTGACCCCGTGATTTTCCGGCGTGATCCGGAATAAGCATCTCCTGTTATTGGGGACTGGATTGCTTCAACACGAAACCCTGACGGGACGGTATAGGAGTACGTGCCGGAAACCTGCCCGGCACTTAAATACACGGTTGCCACAACCAACACCGGCACGATACCGGTGTTATTAGGGTTACCGTTCGCATCCCAGGTCTGTATTCCCCAATCTGCCATCAGAACACTCCCGTGATTTTGCCAAACTGAGCACGAAGCACCCCGTTCTCGTCCTTGGTACTGTAAGTGGTGTTGGTTTGCTTCGTTGCGCCCCCGCCATCACTTCCGTAGTTCTGCATTGTGCCATCTTTGTTCCATTGCCAACCTGAGACTCCAGCTACAAAGTTATTCGACTGAATGTAATCTCCAATCATCGCATTGGTGATCCAACCATTCCCGATAAAACCCTGAGAGATGAAGACCTGGCCGTTTTGTACCGTGAAAGGAGAATAAATGTTGTTGCCACTGCCACTGGCAATCACAAATTTATCGGCGTTGATGGCGACACGCGTATCAACGGTTGAGCCATTTATAGTGACCGCAACGGAGAGCCCAGCGTCATAATTAACGCCACCATATTTCAGGCCGGTTTTCAGCGTGTAGATAGCTGAGCCGCCCGATGCATCTGCATAGGCGGTAAACTTCTCCTGAAGTGCCGCTTCTGTTTCGGCGAACTGAGCCACCACATCCGTCTCAAGCTGAGCCACAGAACTTTCAGCGTTGGCAGCCACTTTTTGCGCCTGGATGATCCCCGCCCTGTTGTCGCCGTACTGCGCCCATTGCTGATTAGCCGTATCGTAAGTCGCAAGGATATCCTGTAAGAGGGCTTCAGGACTGGTTTGCAGCGGAGTTAAAAGCGCCTTACCATCTTCCGAATTCATGAAATCTTCGATAACAGTCCCGAGAATATCATCGGCATCCGCATTACTTGCCCCGCCAACAAAACCAGTCCAGTCACCGGTATTTCCGATGCGATCGACAAGCCGCGCCCGGTACCAGCGACGCACGCCGGCAGGCATAGGCCCGTGCTGATAACTCACTCCCGGATAAGGAACGTTTGCAAGAAACTGCGGGTTAATGCCGTCAGCGGTCGTGGCCACCTGTATTTCAGTGTAAGCCGTGTCTCCGGCGCCCGCGGGGAAAGCCCACTGAACGTTAATATTCCAGACCACATTTTCTGAAGCAATCAGATTCACTGGCGTGCCCGGTTTACCAACCTTCCCTGTCAGGTTAGTAGATTCCGCATAGCCCCAAGGTGATGAAACCTCACCGGCGTTAACCGCCCTCACACGCACGTCATACAGCCCGGAGTAAATGCCCTGGACGCTGAATCCCTGCGCGCTGGTCTGGCTGACGTTAATCCAGTCGCCGTTATCTTTGCGCCACTGGGCCTGATAGCGGATAGCGCCGTCAACCTTATCCCATGCAGCATTCAGGCTCGCGACGGTCAGCCCCTGAACCACATAGCTGCTTTCGCTGATTACCACGTTTTGCGGGGCTTTCATTACGTTCACCGGCGTCACGGTGACCGGCGGGGAGTCAATGCGCACACCATCATCGATATAGCGGTACTTCGTCGGATCGTGCTCGATGCCTGACACCGTAAAGGTACCGTCATCATTAGCCAGCACCGACGTGACGCGGTAGTACTGAATCGCCAGGCTGTCACTGTCGATAGCCCAAACACCACCGGCGACCGGATTGATTGTCCAGTTAGTATTCACGGTGACAGTGCGTTTATCTTCACTGATGCTGCCAATAGTTCGCACCTGGCCGGTACCGTCAGGGAGGTTTATGACCAGACGATCACCTGCTTTGTATTCTATCTCCCGGTCAAGCTTGACGTTTCGGCCATCGATGGCACTGATACGGCCGCCGTTCTCTTTTCCGGCAAAGAACGGATCCGCGACGCCAATGATGGAGGCAGGGAGGGGGATATGGCCGTCTAGCCCCACCCCGAACGAAATTGAGCCATCTTTCGCGTTGGACAACAACGCCCAGCGTCCGCGGCGGTGTGCCTCGCTCTGCGAGGTGCAACCAATGGCAGTGAGCTGCATTTCCTGTACGTCATATCGCGCCACCAGATCTGAGTCATAAACCGTTTCGACGGTGTCGCTGTAATGGTTTTGCTGGTCTGAATAGCTGACCTGACAGGACGAATAGCGGTTTTTGTACGAACCCCCTGCGCGTGTAAACAGGCCGCTGACCACGTTTGATGCGTGATAAACGTAATCCGGGTCAACATTACCTTCTGCGTCCACCTGCGGCACGTCAGCATTGACGAAGATTTCGTTATTTCCCCAGAACGTGATCCCCCGGAAAATGGCCGCAATATCCTTGAGTACGTTATAGGCGTCCTGCTGACTCTGAATATAAACGTCGCAGGTAAATCGGGGTTCAGTGCCGCCGGCTCCGTTAGACACTTTTTCGTCGCAGTATTGCGCGATGGCGTATAACTCCCACCGGTCAATCATGGTGGCATCGACACGGTTTCCCATACCAAAAATTTTATTCAGCACCAGATCATAAAATATCCATGCTGGGTTATTCGTCCATGCCCAGACAAATTCGCCATTCCACGAACCACTGTATTCACGGGTTGCCGGGTTGTAATTCGACGGCACACGAATTTTACGGCCTTTCGGCTTGCATGTAATTTTTGGAGCAGCACCATTAAACTGCTGTGCGTCCACCTCAACAAAGAGAAGTGCTGTGTTGGGATAGCGTAACTTGCTGTCAATGACCTCGGCGTAAGAGAACACCTTGAAGGCATTAATCAGGCTCTGCGAGGTTGAATCCGGCGTGATGCGCCGCACGCGCACTGCCCAGCCGGTGTTTGCACGGGGTAGATTTATACGGTGGTCACGCTGGTATTCCGATGTTGTCTTACCGGTGAATGAGGTGTTCACCACCGTCTGCCACGCGGCACCATCCGTGGACAGGTCGATAGCATACTCAGTGGACGTCCCCACACGATCGCCGTTATCTTTATAAAGCACCTGAACAGGCAGGCTCAGTTTAATTCGCACCGCATCGAGCTGCAGGTTGCTGAGTTGGCGTGTCCAGGGCGTATTTTGCTTAATCTCAATACCTACCGCGAGCTCGTTATCAATTTCCGGCATGCCCTGTATGTACGTCTGATCCTGTGAGCCTGGGCGAAAATCCCATACTACGCCGGTAAAATTATAGCTGCCGTCCTGGTTAGCTAGAGGTGTATCATTCAGGAAAATTTGCTGCGCGGTCAGGTCACCCTGAATCTCCCCTTCGGCGATGGCCAGCAGCATTTTCAACTTCGCTGTGGACAGCAGGTCATCTGGCTGTTCTACGGGCGTGTGCGCTTTTGCTGAGCCGCCCTTACTACCCTGTATTGTTTCACCTTGGAGAAGTCGCATATTTCACCTGTAAAAAAGGCCGCACAAGGCGGCCGTGAGTTGATGACTGATCGAATATCAGGATGTTGCTGATTTACCATTAATTATTGCTGATCGCTGGTAAAACTACCCGCGCTGATGATGGCACCGCCAATTTCGCGCTGACCATAAAACACGGCGACCGGATAACCCATTGCTACTGTGTTCACCGGGGAACCAAAGGCATAGTTGGGTTTGTTATCTGTACTGGAAGAGGATCCGACGTTAAATTGTGGCTGTGGGGTCAACATACTGACCACACCACCCAGCGTCATAGATAACCCGATGCCTGTAAGGGCAACTGTTGCAGCTGCTGCTGCACCGGTGGCTGCGCCCGCGGTACCCGCCAGTGTTGCACCCCATGCCGCCATTGACGCACCCGCTGTAAAGAATGCAGCGACCAGAGCCACAGCCCCGATAACGATCTGGAGCGTGCCGGCGCGCTTGGAACCTTTAGGGATGGATTGCATGGTGAACTCGTCAGCCGTGGAAGACATATCGAATTCCTGAATACCGATGTTGATGTCTTCGCGGTAAAAAGCAAAGGTTACGCCATCGTGATGCGCGGTGGCCATGTACTTACGAAATCCCGGCACCTGTGAACACATGGCGCGCAGCATTTCGCGCAGGTCTTGCACATGAAAGCGGTGAATCCGGCCAAACTTCTTTGCCGCTGCCCCTCTCAGAATCATCGTTTTAAGCATGCATTCGCTCCCTGTGCCGCACCACCCGCACCAGACGTTCACGCCAGTAGTTCCCGAGCGGAACGCGCGTGGAAAGTTGGCCGAAGTTGTGGTGCAACATCTGATTATCGCCAAGATAAATTCCGGCGTGGTTAGTCACGGGGGCGCCAGCCTGAAACATCAGCATGTCGCCCGTCTGCATTTCGCTGACCGACACCTCAATAAAGCCCTCATTCTGCCAGTTGTCGTCATAAAGGCTTTCCTTCCCACCTTCCCACCACTCGTAAGGTACCGACCAGTTGCGCAGGACAATGTCATATTCCCGCTTGTACCAGTCCATGATGAGTGACCAGCAGTCGGCGTGCCCCAGTACCCAGACGCGGCCGGTATAATCACGCTCACCGCGCGGACACAGTGTGCACCAGTCACCGTCAGGCCAGGACATAACCCCCCACTCCAGCCCTGAGTGATCGCACTGAATACGGTCAGTTTCAGACGGGACGAGGTAAGCCACATCAGGATGTGAATGCACAACCATCAGCACATCCCCTCGCTGCTGTGCAGTAAGATAATCAGCGGTGTGCATCACAAAATCTTCCTGCGGTTTTTCTGCCACATTCCGGCACGGGACGTATTTTTGACTGTTTCCCTCCTGAATAATGACGCCGCAGGCTTCATTCGGATACTCTGCCGCCACGTGTTCCCTGATAGCGTTAAGCAGTTTTTCGCGCATTATCATTTCCCCTGAAGGTTGGCACCTGGAAAGCCCCCGAAAGAAAGAGGATTGCCTTTACCAAAACGGTCTTCACAGTCCCGCCGTCTGCCGCCGCACTGGTCTTTTGACGGGTCGTTCGTCGGTGTGCCATCCTTGGCAAAGTAATTTGTGCCGTTATAGTCACAGCCAGTTTCCGACCGGTAGAGCCCGCGCATGCACCAGGTGCACAAAGGGGTGATTTGCCTCGAAGGTAGTTGCAGGCCCTGCACGTCAAAAGGTGAGCAAAGTTCAAAATCAACCTGAATGCGCGTCTCCGCCGTTTTGGCATTCACATAGAAAAGCTGGACCCGCTCTTCACGCGGGTTGGCATCCGGGTTGCCCTGTTGCCAGTTTGCCGCATCAAGATACTTCAGCAGTGTGGTATGGATTTTGACCTTCGCTTTCACCATGTCCTGATACTCGAGACAGAGGGCAGTAACGTAGTTGCCCACGTTACCGACCGACAGCGACGGCGTGGGCTGTGCTCCTGTACTTGATAACTCAAGGCCCTTAACTTCGTAAGGGTGAGGATCATATTCATTGCCCTGCCAAATAATGGAAGGGAGATTATCAGCCGCAAAACTCTTCCAGCCCGGCGAACTGATGTTATAGGCATGAAAGCGCAAAATTTTATCCAGTCCAAAACTGGTGCCGTCAATTTCCACCAGCTGGATCAGACTGCCCGGCTCAAGCTGCTGAATGTCCTGTGTAAAGCTCATGGTGTCTCCAAATAAAAAAGGCCACCCAAAGGCAGCCTTATCAGACAGGGAAAATATTTACGGTGCAAAAGCCTGCTCAAAGGAGAATGACAGCGTCGCCTTATCACCTGCGGGAAATGACACCGCTACCGAATCATTTTTAACACGGTAGAGTTTCTTTTCGCCCCAGGGATTGGTCCACCAGAACGAGGAGACGACGTGACTGAGTAAAAATGCCCGAAGTGTCGCCGCCTCAGCACGTTTCCCAGTCCAGTCGAGATCCCATGTTTCAGCAGTGTTGTTGATGCCAATCCCCGACACCTGCTTATAACCATCACCGAACTGTGCCTGTAACGTACTGACGTTATGGGACCCCTGTGCCGTTTTGCGGGTTCGCCAGTTGAAACTGTCCGTCATCATCGACCTCCTTTGTAAAGTAAGCCGCCCGGCCCCATCTCTTTTTTAAACCGGTCAGTTAGCACAGTCTGTACAATGCCCTGCAGCTGTTTTGCAGTGCTGGTGGCGTTAGCACTGTTAACAGTGCCATTATCGCCCTGCTGCGTAACCGTGACCGGCGCGTAAACGCTTATCCCACCCAGACCTTGACCGGCTACACTGCCTCCGCCCACCAGACCGCCCGTGGCATAACCGCGCATCAGACGATAGAGATTAGTTACACCGATTCGGCTGGTTGATTCTTTTGTGAAAACAAATTCTCCACGGTGAACAACACCGGCAGGCTCATACTTGCCGCCGTGCCCGGTATAGCCGCCAACGTCATAGCCCGACGGGCGGAACGACGGTACCGCAAATGATTGTCCTGTCGATGAAGTTTTAGACCCACCACTTAACCAGCCCATAGCAGACTGGATGGCGTAGGCCACCAGCAGCTGGTTGATTACGGAGACAATCATTTTAAGTATCGAGCTGGTGAAGTCTTTGAAACTCGCCTTTCCGGTTGTCGTCAGACTGGTCAGCTGGCCTGCCAGCCCGCTGAACGTGGCCTGTGAAATCTGCTGTACCGAGCTGAAGACGTTCGTTGCTGAATCCTGATACTCAGCCCAGCCCTGTTTCGCACCGGCCAACCAGTTCGCACGCAGGGCATCTTCCGCCTCGAACGTTGCCCTTTGTTCTTCGAGTACTTTTTGCTGCGCCTGCGGATTATACGAATAGCTTTCACTGAGACGCTGAAGCGTGGTTTGTCGCCCGGCCTCACGTGTGGATACCCCCCTGGACTGCGCCTGCAAACCCGCCCGAGCCGCTGTTTGTTGCTGTTCAAACTTTGCGGCCTGATCCGCAAGTTGGTTCAGCTTTTGCTGACTGGCGACCTTATCACCCAGATCGGCCAGTTGCCGTTTGTACTCGAGCGTTTCATCCTTGTGCGCCAGCAGGGATTTTTCCTGAGCCGTGAGCTGGCGTCGCCCAGCAGCCTCCTGCAGTACGGTGAATTGATTTTCAGCCTGCCACAGATCCTGCCGTTGCTTACTGATAACATCGTTTACGCTGGTATGCTGCTCAAGCGTCTTTAGCTGTGCCTGAAGCGTAAGCAGTTCAGCCTGCGACTTCTCTTCTGCTCTTTCACCTGCCGGAGTGGTATAGCTTTTACCTTTCGGTGTTTTGGGGTCCTTCCACTGTTTTTCGATGCCAGCTCTTGCAGCAGCAATGTCCTTTTCTGTCCACTGTGTGACGATGCCGTCTTTCGCATCCTGCCGGTTTTTCTCAATAAGCTGATTAAGCTTTTTCTCTGCCGTAGCGCGTTTTTCTGCCGCCGTTGCGCCGGAATCGACCAGCTGGTTAAACTGTTGCTGGTTTCGGATAGCCTGACTCTGCTGGTCAGTGCGCATTTTTTCCCGTGCGCTGGCGAGCCCTTCCTGCGCATATTGCTGATCGGCGAGATCGTAAGCCTGCTTTTTAAGCTCTACCTGTTGACGCGCGTTTCTCAGCCTTTCCGCATCAGCTTTCTGAAGAAAGTTGTTGCCGGAGTAATCCGGGTCAACGTTGAGATTATCCGACAGCAGACGGTACTGTTTCTCAGCTGCCTGCCAGTCAGCGAAGGAGTCCTGACGTTTCATCGCCGTATCAGGGTTTCGCCCGACGCCAAGCATGGCATCCCATGCACCGGAAGCGGAATTTTTTACCCAGTTCCAGGCCTTTTCGAGCGAGCCAAGATTATCCTCGACCGCACTAGCGCGTTGAATGACCGCATCTGAATACGCCTGCATGGCAATCTCTGCTGCTTTCTGCGTATCACCCAGCGCCTGAGCAGAAGTAATCTGCTCATATTGGGTGGCCGTCAGAAAATGCAGGTAATCGTTGAGCGCTGCGACGGCGTTAACCGGATCATCTTTCAGGCGTTTAAACTGATTAATGGTTTCGTCGACCGCCTGCCCGGTGGCCTGCTGGAGTCTGGCTGCAACATTGCTCACCATGCTGACATCGTTACCGCTGAATGCACCGCTTCCCACGACCTGCGCCAGCACACCAGCAGCAGCGTGTTGGGTTAAGCCGTTACCCGCCAGCGAGCGAGCCAACACCTGAAGTTGTCCTGACGTTTTACCCGCGTAATTCCCTGTGAGAATTAGCTGTTTGTTAAACTCCTCTGACTCTTTACTGCCGTCATACCAGGCTTTACCCAGGCCAAGAACCGCCGCACCAATCCCTCCAACCACACCCGCGATGCCCAACCCACGCAAAGTCAAAAGCTGATCAATCCATCCGGCGCGATTGGCAAGGGTAATACCGGAGCCACGCAGCGCACCAAAGTTTCCTCTGGCGACTTCACCAATCAGGATACCGATCTCGCGACGTGCTGCAGAACTTTGTAAACCCAACCCGTGCGTGGCGACTTTAGCCGCCTCAAGCTTACGGATGTAAACCTCTGCCGCATCGCTGGCCCCGACCTGCGCTGCTTTCATGCGCAACAGTTCAGTGCCCGAAAGTTTTTGCTCAACAACTTGTTGCTTCAGCTGAGTAAGGAAGCGCGTTCGCGCGGCTGATGCTTTGTCCTCCACGACCTGCAGCTCTTTTTGCCTGGCCGCTGTGTGAGAAATAAGCGCGAGGTAATCCTGCTGGGTTATGTTCCCCTGTGCCCTCGCCGCACGTAAACGCGTTTGTACGTTGGTGAGTGACTGCGTTTCGCCGCTGAGCTGACGAACGCCATCTATCTGACGAAAGAATGACGCAGCGAGTTCATCCTGCCTCTGTGCAAGCGCCGCAGCCTGGCCGTCATTCTCGCGCATGCGCTGATTGAGTTCAGTTACGCGCCGGTGCGTTTCATCAACGGATTTTGATACGCTCAGCCAATCCTTAGTGAGCCCTTCCGTTGCCGCACCCTGTCGGGATTTCATTTCGGCAGCGGCGGCGGCGCTGGCGTCACCCACACTTTTGAGTGAGGCACTTTGCATGTCTGCAGCACGTTGCATTCGCGCTTGAACTTTATCTGACTCGTTCGCTACACCAGTCAGTTGCCCCTTAATCCGGGCTACCTGCTCGCTGAAGGTCGCACTATCAACATCAAGATTGATGACCAGGTCGCTAATCTGCTGGGCCATATCGGGTACCTCCTGTGATCCCCTCAGCTGCGGTCATCAGCGTGTCATCGTCCGGTTCGTCTTCACTGATGACATTCCCGGAAGGAGAAAGCAGGCTGAAATGTGCGGGGGTAAGTTCCGGATCGCGGAAGAAGAGTGTGGAGATGGAATAAAGCAGCCCGGAGAAATGCGCATCGAGCTGAGCGTCCTGAAAATAATGCTCCCGATAGAACTGGTGCCAGTCGCCCAGCTCAGTGGAAGTCATTCCAGCCAGCATGGCGCGCCAGTCGGGCCGTCCAAAATCGCGCGCCAGATTCAGGATAAACTTCAGCTCGCTGGCAAGGGCTTTTCCGCAGTAACAGGCTCTGCCTTTTCGGTTCCGTCTGCGTCTTCTGAATCTTCGCCGTCAGAACCCTCTATCGGAACAAGCATGCCGGAGAGCAGTTTAATCTGCATTTCGGCTTTACCGATCGCCTCCGGCGGCCAGCTGTTCAGAACCTGCTGATATAATGTATCAACGTCCGTACCTGTCGGATCGTTATGCCACAATGACATTGCGATCAGACGTGCACCGCAGCGAATATTCGAACCAATCAGCCTGGCCGTCATTTCCTGATCGCTGATCCCTTCACTGTCTACGCTGACCGTTTTTTCTTCCTGAGCCATAAAGGTCAGGAACTCAATTCGCTGAAGCGCAGACAGTTCGAAGAGGGTTGCAGACTCGCCGTTATAACTGAAATTTTCTTTTTTAAGAAACATGATCCACTCCTTTATGCGGCGGTCACGGTGACTTTACAGACTGCAACGAAGTTTCCGTCACTGGTCATAACAATAATGTCAGCAGAGCCTGCTGCCACGCCGGTCACGGTGATCACATTGCCGTTCACCGATACGCTCGCTTTTGTCCCGTCGGAGGTGGCTACACGGAATGACTTATCTGACGCACTGGCAGGATTAACCGTCACGTTGAGCGTGGTTGCCGCGCCTGCTGCGACACTTGCGGTCGCTTTATCGAACGTTACGCCCGTGACTGGGATATTAGGGGTGCCGCTCTCCTCAGCAAGCTCCGGCTTACCTGTGTTGGTAATTTTCGCTGTACGGGTGATGACTTCTTTTGCAGGGATCGCTTTACCCAGGCTACTGCACCAGCCGCGAAAAACGTCAACAGTGCCGTTTGGGTATTTGATTTTGTAATAGCGAACTGAGCCATCAATAAACCATGCGACCAGGTCTTTCTGTCCCTCTTCACCGGGCTTCCATGCGAGTGTAAAAGAGGTATCACCTGCAGATTTTGCCCCCTGAGCGGTAGCATTCCAGTCCGCGTCTTCATCGTCCAGATAAGTATCATCGTAGGACTCCGCAGTCATCTCTCCCGGAGTGAGGTCCTTGATTTTAGCAAGGCGGTTCCAGTCAATATCTGAGAGCGGGTTAGCAAAAGCATTACCCGAACCGGTGTACAACCAGAGCGTTGTCCCTGCACCTTTAACCGGCGCCAGTGGATTTGGAGTAGGCATAAAAAATCCTTACATTGAATAAGTGAGGGAATAGGACAGATCTACCGAACCCCACGTGGCCATTTCATCATCACGCTGATAGTCATAGCCCTGCGGTGTAATGGTTTCGATTAAGTCAGCCAAGGCAGGTATAGACGCCATCGAGGGATAGACTTTTTCCTCCATCCAGGCATCAAGTGCGCTGTCTGGGTTTACTGCTTTCAGAAAAACTTCAACGTGCAACACGGCCTGCCAGCTGTCTTCATCCAGCGTGTCGCCGGTGTACTCGGCATCCGACAGATACACTGCAATGGCCGGCAAATCTTGCTCTTCAAGAAATACGGGCCGCCCGTCGAACCAGGTCACTGGATCAGTAATATCGCCTCGCAGCTTCGCCAGCACGGCCGCTCGGATAGCGCTGTGTTTATTCATCGCTTCAGGTGGATCCTTAGTTGATTTTTCAGGGCAGAAGACAGCTCTTTCGGCATATCACTCTCAATCAGTCCTTTGGATATCGTGGTAAACGCCTCAGTCAGCGGGACATCCAGAGGCACTTTCACCACGTCAATGGGATAACGAGCCTGTCCCACGCGGCGCATGACCTGCCAACGGCCATTAGCGAGTTGTTGAATAAAAGCGTTTCGGAAGGTGTAGGGACCCACTTTTAGGACGCTTCCATGCCCGTTTTTTGCGCCCTTACGCCGTGATAACCGTGTCCGGGCGGCGCCCAGTTTGATAGCAGGAAGGTTGCCACGGTTGATTTTAATCGAGGCGATCAGGCGATCAGGTTTGGCTTTCCTGAGCTTTGCCCGTTGTCGCACCAGGCGAACCGGCAAACCTTTCTTACGGTTATCATCTACCGTCGCCTCTTTCGCTACTTTGCGACTCCCGTGACTTATCGTTCGGCCCGCTACACGATTCAGAGCCTTAGCCGTCGCGTCCGGTACAATACATCGGCTCAGGCTGTTCAGGTTTTCAATCGCTTTTTCTAACCCTTTTACCGACATTGTTCGCCCTCCTACTCCAGCCAGATTTGCGGTTTACCGTTAAACAACTGATGACGGGTGACGATGTAACTTTCTCCCTGATAAACCACCTGATCGTTACGGTGCGGACGGTAATCGGGTGAGAAAACCACGACAGACAAGCCGTCCCCGCTCACCGGCCCCATTTCAGGCAGAAAATGGCTTTCAACACCGATAAACACGGCGCTATTGATTACCACCTCCCGTCCAAACCGCGCGGTCGTTACCGCATCCATCCGCGCTGCCAACGCATCAAAGGCGTTAGCCATTGATTTTCACTTCAACAAAAGGGCTGCCCGCACCGGCGGCTTCCCAGGCAATACCCGCAGCGACCGCATCCGCAGAGGCCAGCTGAATTTCGCCGTCCGCGATAAACACTTTTGTACCTGCGGGAATGACATCGGCGGAAACTTTCGGCAGCAGGAACACCCCTTCAACCATACCCTCGCCGGTTTCATTTGGCGCAATGTCCACCAGTGATACAACCAGCAGGGAACCCATTACTACGGGGTCTCCGCTGACGATTGCGGCTGTGCCGGTATTAGTAATGGAAATCGTCTGACCTTCCTGCACAAAATTCTTAGCCATTGCAAAACTCCAGACGCCCCGGAAGGGGCGAATTTTAGGTATAAAAAAAGCCCTTACGGGCATTCGGAGAAAGCGGAAGTATGATTACTGTCCGGAGGATTTCACCAGACCGCGGTAATCGAGCGGCGCAACGCCGGCATCAATGCGCACTTTCGTTGCAATACCGTCAGAACTGAATCCTTCCTGCTGATCGATGTAAGGCAATTCGACGCCGTTGAGATAAGCTACTTCAATGGTGTCCATACCCTGTGCAGCTGCCAGGTACCAGGATTTGGTACTGTTGTCATCCAGACGCGGTTCACCGATCACCGTCGCAAAGTTCTGGATCGGGTTGATAATACCGGCATTAACGTCGGCACCTTTCACGCTGGCAGATTTGATGGTCTGGTTTGCCACGGTTTCGAGGGCGGTTGGCACCAGCAGGAATGCCGGACGGATATTCAGGGTGCGACCGGTGGTTGGCTCTTTCTGAACACGCATCAGCTGGCGGCCCGCATCAAGGTTCGTGACGTCAATGGCACCGGTTGCCAGGTTTTTATGATCGCTACTGAACAACGCCTTGCCGTCTGATAATTTCGGGTTACCGGTCAGCACGGCATACACCAGATCGCCGATGGTGGCTTTTGCGGCGCGGCCCATCTTCATCGGTACATCGGTCAGCTGGTTCAGATCGTCGTTGATGATGGCCTGACGGGTAATGGAGAAAATTTCACCATAGGTGGCCAGCGCAATGGTTTCGCTGTTATCTGTCGTCGTGACGTATTTGTATTCCGCCCCTTCGCGTACCTTACGCAGTGACGGGAAGCCACCCAGCCCGACGCGGTGCGCCGTTTTAAAGTCAGAGAGCTGCCCTTTCTTCGTCCAGGCTTCAAATGTCTCCTGTGACTCTTCCCAGCCTTGCAGCAGAGATTTGTTCGCCACATCCAGCAGAATATTGCCAAAATCAGAGGTGGTGTGCGTCATCGCCAGTCCCACCATCTGCATCGGGTTATAAGCCGCAACGCCCACCCCGCGCTCGGTCAGCGACATGCGCGCATATTCGCGCAGGGTCATGCCGTTATACACGTTGTCGTTCTGGCGGTCTTCATAGCCTGCGCGCGCCATCAGCGCCTGACGGATCCCATCGCCGGTGAAATTCCCGTTTCCGGCATGAATGTGCGCATTGTTTCCGTTTTTATTGGACGGGCTGGCATCTTTCCCCAGCATGACCAGCAGTTTGTCCTTGGCCTGATCGACTGTACAGTCGATATCTTCAATGCATGACGCCTGTAATTCCTGATGGCGGCCCCCAAACATGGCGAACAGGTCTTTGATCCCCGTGACGCGCTGTTTCTGCGCGGCGATGACCTGATTGCGGATGGTATTTTCATCCAGTGCAGCGGGGACAGGAACCGCCGCAGGCGCCGGGGCTGGTTGCGGATTAGCCGGTGCCTGAGTGGTCGCTTTCGGCTTGGTGATCATGTTTTTCAGTGCGTTTGGCATAGCGTCGAATTCCTCGATACGTTTTGAATTAATGCGGGCCATTGCCTGCACCGCGGTAGAAATCTGGTCAGCAAAACCGTGCTCAAGACACTCCTGAGCGGTCATCCACGTTTCCTCACCCAGCAACAGGGCAAGTTCGTCAGAAGATTTACCGGTTTTTTTTGCATAGGACGGGAGCAGCACGGCTTCGACCTTATCCAGCAGGTCGGCATAGTCGCGCATGTCGTTGGCATCACCGCCGGTTATCCCCCAGGGCTTGTGGATCATCATGCAATGGCTTGAAAACAGGTTATTGAAGTGAAAGGATATTTTTAAGTACCACTCCTACAGAAACACAAACTGCAATACACATTGCAATACACTGACTTATGCAGAAGAAGTACAACACACAATTATCGAACGCGAATAATCCCGATATACCTAGAGGGCAACTGTAAGATGACAGGACGTATGTTGGTAGAATCTGGTATCTTAAAAATCGGTGACCATAATTATGAAATCTCGCAGGGTAAAATATGAGCAATTATAAAGGGGCAGCCATCTCAACCTTATCTGATGTAATTACGGAGGTGGTTGCAATTGCAGATCCTAAATCTACATATTGGTTCCGAGGTCACAGCAATAAGGAATATAAACTTTTACCTTCTATATTTAGACCATCTAAAAGCAATAATGAGAGTTATTACGATGAATCAGAATTGTTAGATGAATTAGTTAGAAGATTTCCAAAAATAAGAGGTGAGCATACATCAACTTTAGAATTACTCACTTATGCACAACATTATGGAATTCCCACCAGGCTATTAGATTGGACAGAGAATCTTCTTGTGGCTCTATATTTTTGCTGTATTGGTAGTAAAGATACTGATGCAGAATTACATATGCTTAAAGCTAACAAAATCCGCAAGTATAAGAGAAGTGAAATTAGCAATATCGAAGATATAATCTTGTCATCAACTGAAATCGAAGTTTATAGGCATATGATTTCCGCCTGTGAAAAATACCATAAATTCTTTCTCAGCAAGTTACCACCTAAAATAAACAACAAACCTTACACTGAATTTATCGGAAAAACTGACTTGGAAATATATATGGATTTTTCAAGCAAGGAACATCCACCGCTCGTTATTGACACAGGAATTCCTAATATCCAAACCATTGATTTGTTTGCTTATCATGCGCCAATGATAAATAGTCGACTTATTGCGCAGAAGGGCTGTTTCACTCTCCATACCGGTAAAATGATTCTCGGGAAAGAAATAGTAAAAATACCACATATGGAAAAATACAAAGTGAGTGATGAGTTATGCACTTTACTGATTCCATCATCCTCTAAGGAAAGGATATTAAGTGAGCTTAATATTTGTGGGATAAATAAGCATACTCTGTTCCCAGAGATAGATTTTCAGATTGAAAATATTAAGAAAAGTGCGCAAATGACTAAGTAAGGATAATGCATCTCTACTGCCCGCTGTAGTTGGCGTCGAGTATAGATGCTGCATATCTTTCCTCAATTTTTCAACTGTCGCTTCAGACAGGTCTTTCAACAGTTATAAAAGCAATAAACTGATAAGAATCAGTAACAACAACCTGCTGAATATGCTGACTCGATAAAATTCACCAGAATCGGCTATTAATTACCCTTCTTGCGACAACTGACAGAGGATAAATCGGGTGGGTTTTCCTCAGCTTGGCAGGCTTAATATTATGTTTCTTAATAACTTTTGCTACTGTAGCCCGGTCAATTTCCAGAAAACGGGAAATTTCGCTGATGCTGCATACCGGGACGCCGTTTATCACCTCAAGCGCTACCTCATTCTCACTCAAAACTCGCAATCTCATTGATACATAACCTCTTATTCAAACTCACCAGTTGATGATGATGATGACGATCGAAATACGAAAACTAGCCGTTTTCCGCGAGTCCGCCGCCCCGTGGCAGGCACTCCCGCCGGGAGTACCTTTCTTTTTGAATCATTTCAATTGCAACTAAATCACGCTTGCCCGGTCGATTTGACCAGCCCGCGATAATCCAGCGCGGCCACGCCTGCATCGATGCGCACCTTCCATGCAACGCCATCAACCGTGAAGCCCTGCTGCTCTTCGAGGTAAGGCGTATCCATGCCATCCAGATAAGCCACCTCGATGGTGTCGCTGCCCTTGGCTGATGCCACATACCATTGCTGCGCGTTCTTCTTATCCAGTCGTGGCTCAACAATGACCTGACCCATATTCTGCACCGTGTTGGCTACCCCGGCGTTCTGATTGAATACCGGATTGGTATCGCTGCCCACGGTCTGCGTGCCGATCTGGAACGGTGAGGATGTTGATTGCACAGTCCGCATGGCTGCACCTTCCAGCGCGGCTGGCACAATGATATAAGCCGGGGTCACGTTCAGCGGGTTGCCGTCTGCATCTTCCTGCAGGCGCATAGCCTTACGCGCCTCTGTCAGGCCGTCCATGTCCATGCCCTTAGCAATCAGGTTGTGATGGTCAGCGTGGAACAGCGCCTTACTGTCGGTGTATTTAGGATTGTCTGTCAGCACTGCATAAACCAGGTTACCGATTGTGCGTGACGCGGCCCGGCCCATAAGTTGCGGGATGGTCGTCAGCTGCGACAGGTCGTCATTGATAACCGCCTGGCGCGTGATAGAGAAGATATTTCCGTAGGTGGCCAGCGCGATCGGAACGCCGTGGTCACTGGTGGTCACATACTTGTATTCTGCGCCCTCCGGCACCTTGTCCAGCGACGTGAAACCGTTCAGGCCAACACGCTTAGCCTCATGGAAGTTGGAAAGTGAACCTGTTTTTGTCCAGCTCTGGAAAGTCTCACCGCTGTCCTGCCAGCCCAGCAAAACAGACTTCTCAGCCCCACCGGCAAGGATGGAAGAAAAGTCGCTGGTGGTATGGGTGAACGCAAGGTTCACAATCTGCATGCGGTTGCCGAACCCCGCAACACTGATCCCGCGGTCAGTCAGAGAGGCTTTCGCCATATCAAAGAGCGACATCATGGTGTAAGGGTTGCCGCGCTCTGCCTGGTCATGTCCGAGCCGGGCATAAAGCCCCTGACGGATGCCGTCGCCGGTGATGTTGCCGTTGCCTGCGTAAATATGCGCATAATTGCCGTTTTTATTGGACGGGGTTGCATCCTTACCCATCAGTGCCAGCAATTTGTCCTTGGCCTGATCAACGGTGCAGGAGGCGTCTTCGACGCAGGTTGACTGCAATTCCTGATGACGGCCGCCAAACATGGCAAACAGGTCTTTAATGCCGTTGATACGTTGCTGCTCTGGTGCGGCAGGCGTGGTTACTGAACCCTGAGGGCCGGTGATCATGTTCTTCAGTGCATTTGGCATAGCTTCGAATTCCTCAATTCTTTTTGATTCCAGACGAGCCATGACGTTTACCGCTGGCTCCAGTTCATCGGCAAACCCCTGCTCGACACATTCACGACCATTGAGCCAGGTCTCCCCCTCGAGCATCTGCGCCAGCTCGTCGGCAGATTTGCCTGTTTTACTGGCATAGGCTGGGATAAGCACGGCCTCAACCTTATCCAGCAGGTCGGCGTAGTCGCGCATCTCTTTAGCATTCCCGCCAGAGATACCCCAGGGCTTGTGAATCATGAGCATGGCATTTTCAGGCATCACTACTTTGTCGCCGGCCATCGCGATAACCGAAGCCATAGACGCAGCCAGGCCATCGATATGCACGGTCAGATTGGCGGGGTGTTTTTTCAGAAGGTTGTAAATAGCGATCCCGTCGAACACGTCACCGCCCGGGGAATGAATAAACAGGCTGATTTGCTTTACCTGTCCCAGCGCGGCCAGCTCGTCGGAGAACTGACGGGCGGTAATGCCCCACATGCCGATTTCGTCGTAAATCTTTATTTCAGCAGCGCCAGCCGCTTTAGCCTTGATGGAGAACCAGCTTTTCATAGCCATGCCCCCAGGGAAGCGTTGTACCAGTAATGCACGCTGTTACGGACAATTTGCCCTTTAGTCGGTACCGGCATTTCAGGGCGGTTTTTACGGCACAAGTCCTGATAAGCCTCAATCTTGTTCATCGTGTCAGCGTCGATATGCACGGCCTGACCTTTCTTTTTCGTCGGCATTCTTACCCCTGATATTTATCCAGTGTTGGTGCAAGAATCATACGATCAATTATTTTTATCGTAAAGAGCAATTTCACTAATCGAAATTGTGATGATAATAAAAAAAGCGACCTGAGTCGCTTAATAAAATGATGGCAAAAAATAAATTATGCTTTTAAGTCTCCACCTCTCCACCCAAGGCGTTTTCTTCATTTAAATCATGGCATTAATGGGTGGTTACTCTGTTTTCAAGTCTCCTCAAGTCACCACCCAAACTCACCACCTCCTTGATTAATGGGTGGAGAGGTGGATAGTAGGTGGAGAGTTAAAACTAAAGTCTCCACCCATTAACTGTATGTTTTTAAATACATATTTATATGGGTGGAGACAGGTGGAGACTTATTTAATAAATTTTATTCTGTACCCCCTGTAGCTGCAGGTAGCCACTCTTCCGCATCCTCAGCCAGCCGGATGTTTGAGCGCATATTTCCCTTGGTACTTTTCTTTCTAATGTACTCCTTCCCATACTCAGCCATCGCGCCAGCCATATCCGTACCGAACCGGGTAAGTGAAACCGGCCTGTTAAGCCCGTTACTCTGCATATAGGCCAGATAGGCGTGATACAGATACTTGCGTGGGCTGAACGGAATGATGCTGGCATTGCCGATAAACATACCGTCGCACTGTACAGACGCCATCAGGTAACCGCAGAAGTCCACCAGCGAATCACCTTCGCGCTTAATGGCTAATGCCTCTTCTGATTTCTGTTGCTCAAACAAAAGACGTTTAGCCTCTGACTGATCCGCAAACCGAGTCAGCAGATGACGGATTATCACCGGCAATTCAGCCTCTATCTTTTCGGACAGCAACGGATCACGCTCATTCTCAGGCACAACCTGCGAGAAATTGAATATCACCCGCCGCCGCGATATGCCACCGTTCCGGTCGCTGAATGACATAGCGTTGTTATTGACTGCCAGAATCACAGCCGGGATCCGAGTCGAATAAGGGGCTTTGTGTTTCGGGTCAATAGCCACCTTGTCACCGCCGGTTATGGCCTTAATTCCTGCACCATCACCGGCATATCGGGTCATGTCCGGCATGATAATCAGTGAGAACCCGACAATCAGCGCTCTTTCTCGTGGTTCTTCCAGCGCCTTCATGCTGGCTGATACCGTGTTGCCCTTACCGGCCAGCATGGTGCAAATCTCAGCCATGACGCTTTTACCGCTGCCACCTGCGCCAGTCACCTCAAGGAATAGCTGCCAGTCATAACGGTTTGCCATCACCATATACAGCGCCGCCAGCACTCTATCGGCTTTTCGCTCGTTGCCCGCCGTTGACCAGGTGAGCCACTTCCAGAACGCTGGCGCATGAGTGGCCAGGCTCTCACCTTCCTCGGCCTGAATGAACTCTACATCACTGGCAATGAGCAACCAGTCGGCCTGGTTGTGCTCCCTGAATACGCCTTCCCGGGTATCAAAAACCCCGTTACTGAAACCAATCAGATTGCGAGCGGTAGGCTCCATCAGTGGCAGGCTCAACTTCATGGTGTCCACAGCGTTCTTCATGCTCGGCATTGAATACGGAACCCGAGACTCCATGAAGATAGCGGCCATTTCCCGCGCCAGCGCTTTATCAGGAACCGGATCCCAGATAACGCCGTTGTAATGATGTACGGTATCCGAGTCACCATTCAGCGCCAGCCGTCCGTCATAATGCGCCAGCAAAACTTCTCCGCGCTGGCTCGGCCCCATCTGATTAAGCGTCGGCGTCCCACCATCCACAGCGACAAATGGTTCTGGCTTTCTGTCCGATTTCTTGACGACTGGCGCAGGGAACAGGCGGTTGATCCGCGCACTGTCACAAAGCAGTGCCTTAACGTCATTTTCTCCAAGGTATTTGGCTACCAGCTCAGCCCGGGCTTTCTTCTGCTTTTCAGTGTCAGTCAAGATCAAGCCACTTTCACAGAGCGATTCATAAGTTGCACCAGCACCAGGAACCAGGCTCTTTAACTTCTGAGCCAGTGCGCCGAAGGTGGTAGCTTTGTCGCGGTGACGGGCGGCAGCGGCACTGGCCTCTTTCTTGTCGATTGGGTGGCCGTTGATCCACCGATAAACGCAGGAGAACAGCGCATCAGACATGATTTCCGGCTCTAAAACAGACATGCTCATAGCTGTGGCCTCCGTGTCATAGTGAATTTACCGATCAGCGGGTGATACCAGTACTTGCTGCGGCACTGGCGTTTCGCCCCTTTGATGATGATCAGCGCCGCCTCGCGGAATTTAGCTTCATGCACTGCATAGCTGGCGCCATGACGGACAATCAGCACACCGCTGTTTCTTGCCAATTCCTCAGCCTTCTTGGTGGATATGCCCATCTCAGCCGCCATAGTGGTGAGCGGGGCCATACCTTCTGGGCAGGCATCCTTCCGGGACATTGCTGCAAGCGCCAGCTCAAGGGCGGCAACACGTTTTTCCAGCTCGTTAAATTTGATTGGGCTGATCATTTGGTTGCCCTCCGGCGTTTTAATTCGTAATCGGCGTTCTCGCGATTCTGATCAAGGGCCTGCATCAATCGTGGCAAGTGTTTCAAAGCGCTACTTAAACCCATCATGTCTCTTCGGCATTCTTCATCTGAATATTCGTCACTATCACAAGCTTCCATGGACAAGCAGCCCAGTGTGGTAAGTGCGAAAACTATTCCTGATGCAGCGTCCCCACAGTTGTTTTTGTAATCAGTCAGCGCTTCTTGGGAGAGGTTTTTGAGTAGGTCAGAACTACCCACGACAGCATGGTAGATATCACGCATGATGCACCTCACTGGCTCTTTTCAAATCACGTACGCGCAACAGCACTTTATCGATCAGGGTGATCGCTATGTCGTGCTCTATCTCGTTGTCATCGTTCATGTACAAAGATGCTGCAAGAAGGGTTTCCATTAACTGCAGTTCATCTTGGATATCGATATCTGACCATTTCAAGTTAGGCATGAGATACCCCCTGAACCGGCAGGCGGCCAGCAAATACCATCACGCAGCCCACTGGTGATTGATTACAGGCTTCGCGTTCGGTAGCGGCGCTAATACCGACAATGCTGCTTTCGGTGACACTGAGTGCCAGAAAACGCCATGTGAATTTAGGGTGAGTTTGGGTAGACTGGATATCAGCCATAACTGTTACCTCAATTAACGGTTTGGTAAGACGCCTCGGTACTGCTCTAACAGTCCGGGGCGTTGCTTTTAGTAAATACGCCGTGGTAACGTACGTACATAACAAAATCCATACTATGAGGTTACGTACGTACATGTCAACTATCAAAAGAGATAAAACTCCTAAAGGCGAAGGTCTATCACCTACTTTCCAAATCCGCATTACCCCAGAACTGCGACAACAGTTGAATGAAGCAGCCAGCCGAGAGGGGGTAAGCTTGGGTAATTGGCTAAAGGGGTTAGCACGAGCAGAGTTAGTGCGGCAGGGGATCCAACCAAAAGGCTGATAAGCCAGTTTCTCGCCAATCAGGTATCAGCGGAGTTTTTCGGTTATTGGAGATCTCCCGTAAACTTGGTAAATTGGGGTGTGCGGCAAAGGAGCATACTTACTAGTATGCTCCTTCACAAAAATAAATTTTTAACAACTGCCATAATCGCATTGTTAATTATTAAAAAATAGAATCAGGATGGGAATCTAAAGTTATTGGCAACATTAATTATTCGATCTACGAAATTCTCTCTTGAAATCCTTCTTTGGCGAAAGTCAATATTAAAAATACACCCAAAAAGATCATCTTTATTTATTGATTCATTCTTGAATGTCAGCACCTTATTGAAACACCCAAACAATGAAATAGCACAAAGAACTTCGTCACCCATATTTACACAAGCGATAACGTGTTTTTCTTTATCAATTTCAGGAAGGATAGGGAGAAGCTTATTATCCCATTCCAAAGTTCCTAGCCCTTCAATCTTTGAGTTAAAAGGAATCTTCTCAAGGAGTCTCCTGCGAATTTCATTGCCTGCATTACAATTAATGCCATCATCACCAAATAAGTAAACCATAGTTAAATATGCTATTTTTACAAATTGAAAGGATAAGAGATCAAGATCCATTTCAAACCGCAAAGCTACCTCAGCCTCATGAGTAGTAGGTGGCAAGGTTTCAACTTTAAAACCTTTGGCTAAATATTTTTCTTTGATCTTTTCTAAAGTCTCATTAACTTCATCACCATAACCAACTACAGCGTTAATTTTATTATCCTGATCAAATTTAACTGGTTTTTTTATTCTAAAAGTCACTTCACTAGGAGATAGTTTAACTAAAACAGGTTCATTAATACCTTCTGCAATACCAGATAAGAAAGGTTTCACTTCACCACTTCTTGAGCATACCCCGGAAATAGAAGATAAAAACTTTATCATTCCCATCGATAAAAATGGTTCGTCAAGCAATTTATTCACATCTGTATTTGCTTGAGTCGATGCATTCACTGTAAAACTATCTGGCACGCCGAGGCCAGCAAGTAAAACATGCTCGCCATTGAATTCAATTTCATCTAAAGATTTGAGTGTATAAGGACATAATGTGTTTATTATTCTTTCCATTTCAATCTCCAATATTTATGTTGCCCCAGTTACCTTTGATCCAAGCTTGCACCTCTGAGAGTCGGTAAGCAACTGCTGATGGTCCAATTTTGATACGCTTTGGAAATCTACCTTCATGTTCCATGCGCCAGCGCGTTGAGTTAGACAGCGTGGTCATAGCCCGGCACTCAGGTTCGCGGATCATTCGGTCGAGTTCAGGCATATACTGGAGATCTTCTTTTTTCACTACGGATAACATAGCCATATCAGGCGCTCCTTTTCTTAATTACTTTGACTGTATTTTCTTCACCCACCAGCCCATCAAGGTAATCAACCCATCGGTCCAGCGCTTCTTGTTTTTGCGGGATGTATTTACTTCGGTTATAAATTCCGGCAACGCCTCTTATGGTGTGTCCAAGCAGTTGCTCTACTACAAAAAAATCAATTCCCATATCGTTGAGACTTGTCGAAATCGTTCGTCTCAAGTCGTGTAATGACCAGCGTTTCTCATGCTTTAAAGAAACAAAGTTAGTGCATCCCATCACGCTGACCGTTGAATCAGATTTGAATTCGCCGAGTATGTAATTTCGCCTTTTTGTCTCTTCATGCAGGTTTATGAGCCACTGACGCATCTTTTGAGGTACAGGGCGAACAATCTCCTCACCGTTTTTACTATGCTCTCTAGGCACAGTCCAAAGCCATTTCTCGAAGTCCCATTCATCCCATGTGGATAGGCGTGCCTCACTGAGCCTGCAGCCGAAAACAAGACACAAGATACTGATCCTCTTTTTGTAATTCATTACACGGGTTTTCCCTTTGCCATGAAAGTAAACGCCCCACAGATCGGCAACGTAACTTTCTTCAAGCAACCGCTCTCTCTTATTCTGATATTTACCAATATCACCAGGACTCAAATCATCCAGCACATTACATCGCACATACTGGCGTACCCGGCAGTATTTGAAGATCTGCTTTAACTCAATGAGCATCGCGGCAGACTGAACCGGTGCTATTTTCTTCACGCGATCAAAGCATTTTAACCAGTCAGAGAGAGTACATTTTTCGACAGGAAAGCCCCCTATGTAGGGAAATATGTATCTCTCATAACGGCGATAGAGCCGCACCGTCTCCTTGCGTTTCTCCCTGGCATAGTTATCAAACCAGTAATCGATAGCGTTCTTAACAGTGACAGGTGTGAACAGGCTCTTTTTAGTGAGTTTGTTCTCTATCCGTGGATCAAGTCCTTGGGATAGCCATGCCCGGCACTCGTCCCTTTTCTCCCTGGCCTGTTTGAGTGTCATATCTGGATATCTGCCTAACGTCATCCAGACCGGGGCGCTTTGTCGGCCAGAATGCCTAAAGAAAAACACAAAGCTAACGGCTCCATTCGTGCTGACTCTGACAGACAGGCCTCGACCATCAGCCACCATCTTTTGACGCTGCTGCGGTTTACCCTCTAAGGATTTTAGCGCCTTGTCGCTTAACTTGTTCTCGCCAGCCATAACACCTCATTCTGCAATACACATTGCAATACACATTCATCCGCAACGCCCAGAAAACGTAGAAAAGCAATGCAAACAACATTCTTTCCTTCTTCATAATTAACAATGAGTTAATGAATAAAGCTGGTTCTCCATGCGTACCCATGAGGTAGTGTGATGGATAATGGATCATCATCATCGCGTTTTCAGGCATGATGATGGGATTACCCACCATGGCAATCACCGAGGCCATTGAAGCGGCAAGGCCGTCGATGTACACGGTTTTGCTTGCCGTATGACTGTTTAGCAGGTTGTAAATGGCAATGCCGTCAAAGACGTCTCCGCCCGGCGAGTGGATATGTAAGTTGATATGGTCCAGATCGCCCAGCGCCTTCATGCTGCTGGCAAACTGGCGGGCAGTGACGCCCCAGTAACCAATCTCGTCATAAATATAAATATCAGCCGTCTTATCGCCGCTGGCCTTCATGCGGAACCAGCTTTTGTCCCCCGCCGAGGCTTTGGGTGAACCACCCAGTTTATTTCTTTGATTCTTTCGCACTGGCTTCCCCTTTATCGTTTGCCGGATCCGTGTCGAAGACCAGACCTAACGTTTTGTTTTCATCGACTTCCGCTTTGCGGCGGCGTTTTACATCGCCCGGATTTGCACCGCGCGCCCTGACCCAATCCCCTTCCGTCGCAGCGCCACCGCGCAACAGCACGCGCCAGGAGTTAGCCTCTTTCATCGGGTCAATCCACGGCATCACCGGCCCGCTGTAAACCGCATTAAACAACGTCGCCATATCCACATCGGGCGGGACGTTGATCACGCCCGCCGTGATCGCCATCTGCAACCAGCCGCGGTACATCGGTCGCGTCACCGCTGCGATAAAGGCATCCTGAAGAATTCCATAGCCTTCAAAGGACTCCACCAGTTCTTGTCGCTGAGAGCTGTAAGTGCCGTTGTAGTTACGTGAGATGCTGGAAAAGCTGCTGCGGCTGCCGGCGGCCACCGCCCTGAGCTGTCCGTTTCGGAACGTTTCTAGGTTAGGATTAGGCCGGTCCGATTTAATCATCCCGATTTCTTCGCCGGGCTCGAGGTCATCAAAGAGCATGCCGGGCTCAATATTGAGCTCGCGGGAGTCCTTACCATTACCCTCCGCGCTTTCGTAGGATTGCCCGTCTCCTTTTTTGACGTACATACCCAGCGCGGCGGCAATACGGGCGGCGGTCAGTTCAGAATCTTCGTACTCTTTCAGCGCGCTCAGTCGGATCAGAATGCCGGACAGCAGGCTGTTTCCCCTGACCTGATGAAGCCGGCGCATGAATTTCAGGTGCATCATGCCGTCTGCGGCGATTTCTTTTGTGTTACCGAGCGCCACACCTGAAGTCACCAGATTTTTATAGACGACATACTTTGTCGGGCGGCCCCAGTTGTTGAGATAGATCCCCTGACAAACTCCCTTCCCGGTATCGTTCATCTCCAAAGGGATGTAGTCCGGCTCCAGCGCCTCAACCCAGAATGGAATTTTCGCCGTCGGGGTAAGTCCGGATGCTGAACCCCGTACCATCTGGCCGAAAACCTCTCCGTCGCGCAGCCAGGTTCTTGCCATCAGCCGCTCAAGAACGGGACGGGTAAACTGCCCTGTCACATCGGGGGAAACTGACCACTCCGCCCAGGCTGCCCGTATTTGTTTCGAGAGCTCATCGGCCACCAGCCCCGTTTTCAGGATGGGTTGCGGGTCAACCACAATTCCGCGCGCGCCGACGATGCGCTCTTCGAGTTTGTCCAGCAGGCCAATCACCAGATCGTGATTATTGTCCAGCCAGCGCGCCTGCTCCCTGATCGACCGGCCAGCAAACTGCGTGAGCTGGTTTGCGTTGCGGTTTTCCCGCTTCGCCCGGTGCGTGCGCGTCGGCAATGCTGCCTCGTAGGCATTGATAGCCACACGGGACCGCAGGCGCGAGGCTTTCCAACCCGGCGAAAATATGCCAATGGCATCATCAATCAGGCTCATCACACAAACCTCGCCAGGCGGTACTGCGGTCGCCCGCGCTGCGCTGCCAGTAACGTGCTGAGCCGGCGCTCCCATTTCTCGCGACCCGTTTGTATCTCGCTTAAGTTCTCCATCGTCATGGACTGCCCGTTGAAGGTGATGGATTTCCCCTGCAGGACGGCGCGTTCAGCGGTCATATACTGCTGGATCATGTCTTCAATATCGGCCTGATTCATACCCAGCCTCCTGATGTCGATGGCGCCCAGGCAGAGGGTTTATCCTCTTTCTTGACGCGGGTTGTTTTCGGTTTTTGATGGTTGCTGCGAGGTTTCGGAACGGATGCTTCAGAAGGTGCAAGGGGAGCGGATTGTTGAATGGGTTGCGCCCAATCAGGCGGTTTTTCCCAGTTTATCCGTTCGTACCCTCGCAAAATCACCAGCGCATGGGCATATACCATCAGGTCAAAGGCTTCGTTCGCCCCCTTCCCTGGTTTCGTCCATTTGCCGTCAGCGCCTCGTTCTTCATAGGTCAGTTCGTCGTAAAACCACTCCCCCAGCCAGTCAGGAAAGTGAACGTAGTTCGCCCCCGGCGTATCGCGCTGAAGCGCGTTACTGATCCGGTCTTTAAGCATATTGGTTTGCAGAAGATAGAGGGGCACGTCACCGCGGGCCTCCGCCCGGCGGTTTGGGCGGTCGGTATTGTCCGGCAGTGACTTGGTGATCAGCTTGCTGCGGGTGGTGCTGTCGCCTTTGAAGAGATAAACGCGTTTGTGCACGCCATCGCGGCGACACTGGCGCCAGAACTCATAGGCATTGCCGGTGACACCGTCTTCACCGCCGGAGTCGACGGCCATCGCCAGCACGGGCAGAGAAACATCCGGATTGCTGTTGAGTGGCCACTGTTTATCCAGCACGTCGGTGCGCAGAAGGTTCCAGTCTTCCAGATAGCCAGCCGGGTCAATTGGAAGGCTTTCGCCGTTCGGCCCCGTGCGCATCGACTGTTTGATGTTATACCGGTCGACAATCCACCGCTCACCGTGCGCGCCATAGCCGATGACCTGAACAACAAATCGCCGGTTACGGCCGCCCTGCACGTCTACGGTCGCCACCAGAAAACGCACGCCGTCTGGCACGGTGCGCTTAGTGACGGTAGCGGCACGTGCCATAAGGGTTTCGGATTTCCGCTGCTCAGCGCTGGACTGAGGAATATAAGGCAGGCCCCAGTCAGTGTTGATTACCGCTTTCAGGGTTTCTTCACTGCCGTTGGCCTCATAATCCTTCTGGGCAGAAAGCAGCTTATAGACCAGTTGGGATAGGGTCTGATATGCCGCTGCGGGGCCTTCCATCCAAAAAGAAGCAATGCGGGAACGTCTTGCTGTACCCGTAATTATACCGTTACGGTCAGCACGTTCGCCGTCGCGCAGCCAGATCCCTTCCTGGTTGAGTGCGCGCTTTTGGTCAGCCGTGATTTTCTCACTGCAATGCGGACATTCAATGAATGCAGACTCGCTGGCAACCACGGGATCGATAATATTCTGATATCCCTGAACCACATCTTTCGATGGCTGAAAATATTCACCGCAGTGCGGGCAGGGCCAATACCAGCGGCGGCGATCACCACGGTTATACAATGACAGAATGCCAGTTGTTGGCGGGGCCTCGTGCAGAGAGCTACGTCGCCACTTGGTATCCCGAATATCGCGACCAGGTGAACTTTCCACCAGCGTCATACCCGATGACATAAATGTCGTGGTACGTTTTGAGGCCAGTGTGAAGCCGTCCCCTTCTCCGTCGATATCCTCGGGAAAGCGGTCATAGTCCGTCAGTGCCACACACTTATAATCGGATGACGACATAATGTTGATCGATGGCCAACCTATTTTAAGGTAGTTACCGGCACGGAATGTTCTATCGTAGACGTTGTTGTCATTACGCCGCGGACTCAGGCGTTTAGCTACTTCCGGGCTACTTCGGAAAGTTCGATCGAGACGCTTTTTACTGTGTTCGCGCGCCTTCTCTTCCGTCATCTGGATAAGCAGCATATCGGAGGGGTCGCAGACAACGTTGTAGACTATCCAGCCATCAATCAGGCCGATTGTTTTGCCTGTTCGGGACGGCCCGACGAAAATTACGGCATCGTATTCACGGGATGCCAGACAGTTCATAGGCTCAATAACATACGGCGCCAGATTCGGATCCCAGGGAACGGAGTTACCGGCCCCCATCGGTACGCGCATATATTGACTGACAGCATCAGCAACACGCATACGCCGCGGTGCGCGAAGTATTCCTGGTACATCTCTCCGGATGCCACGCGCTGAAGCCCGCTTTGCCATCAGTCCTCCTCAGACGTCTCCTCCTCCGGTTCTGCGTCAATGACCTTCTGCGCAATCTGGTCACGCAGGTCATCAATAATATTTTGTATCCGCATCACGGCAGACGGCGGCAGAGCACAATCTCGCTCCAGTACATCAGGTAGCGTCTCCAGAACCTGAACGACTGCTTTCGCCATAACCGAAAATTCTCTTGCTACGTCTTCCGCAGGGATAAGTTGCCCCATACTCTGCTCAAAACTCAGCCTCTCATTCTCGGCCTTCCAGTGCGCCAGGCGATCGGATGGCGTCATCTCAGCGACATCCCCTGAGACCGTGGGGATCATCAACTCAGTCAGCACATCCGTGACTGAAAATAATTTAAGTTTCGCGTTACTGCCTGGAGCGGGATCGACATTCTTCAGGCGCGCCGCGACGGTCTGACGATGCACACCGGTGATACCTGCAAGCTGATTGATGTTGAGTTTAAGTGAGGCGATTTCTTGGTCCATGATGGTGAACACTTTTTAAACGAATCGACATCTTTGCCAAATGGGTATTATAAAAATCAATAACCTGCACAGATGATGATGATGACCTAGGATCCGAAAAACTAGCCGTTTTCCGCGAGCACGCCGCCCCGTGGAGAGGCCCCCTGCTGGGAGTACCTTTCACTGCTAATCATTTCATTTGAAACCACCATCAAGCCAATCGCCAATCCGTGAATCAGAATTGCACGCAGGCCCATACGGGGCACCATCGATCAGCACGTCCATCTTTACTCCTGCATATTTTTAACTAACCGCTGACGCTTGATGCTGTCCTTAAGAAACTTCTTCCAAACTTGATATGCAGCTTGCTTCTTTTGCGGTACCCGGATCGGCGCATAGACATTTTTGCTGCGCCTAATGTCTTTTTTTAATTTTGATTCCATCTCAATGAGACTTGCCATATATGCCTCGACTAATTGCGCCAGAGAATGCCACCGGGTTTCAGTTGCTCCCGGATAATAGCTTCAACCTTTTCGGTTAGTTCATCTGGTGATTTCATTTCCCGATGATCTGATACGCCGACTTTCAGTGAGTAAATTGCAGTAAGCAGCTCTCTAGCGTCTGAGCTCGCGGATTGCTTAATAAATTGCGACCACTCAGACTTTTGACCAGAGGCTGAAACAACTCTCAAACGGCAGTGAATTTCCTCGCCTGCTTTCAAGCCTGTAATGGTGCGGCTATTCTCACCGCTGACCACCTTGTGATCAGTCGCCGATAAGAAGTAATCGTCTTTTATCCACTGCACCTGAATCTTTGAACCTTGAGGGATATTCTTAGACCCTTTCCACGAAACGGTGACGCCGAAGGGGGCTGAATTGGTGCTGATAACATCAGGTATTTGAGGCTTCGCAGTTTGCGCCTGACATTCCTTTGGCTCAGGGAATCCACCAAAGGGCATCGTTCCAGAATCAGCAAACCGGTTCTTACAGTCGGACAGCCACCCTCTCCGGATAGCAGCATCCTTAATAAAGACATACCCATCTGAAACATGGAAAGGCCTGTCAGCGGGAGGGACTGGAAAGCTTGGAGAGACAGAAATGTCTTCTACATTGCCAGTACAGACGTACTCAACCGAAAGTGGCTTGGTGATTTCCATTTCTTCGATGTCGATCGGCTTGATGAATTGTGAAAGCGACTTCCCCTTAATCTCACCTTCAGCCAGCAGGTCATCGCCGTGCTTAATCCGATAAGTCAGAGTTGCGCCGTAATAATCGCCATCTTTCAACGTGTAAAGACGGTTAAAGCTTAAATGAATTTTGTTAGTCATTTAGCTGCACCTAATTGCAGTTATAAAAAAACCGCCTAGAGGCGGTTAACGTTGCTTGTTTTTTTGTCGGATAATGTAATTCAGCCTTTGAATCTCCATTTCAAGCTCGTTTATTGCATCTAGAGCAACTTCAATCACTGAGTTGACAGGCTTTCCTTTATATAGATCACTCGAATTCAACTTCCCATGTGAGGCTTCCAATAAGATGGTATATGCATCTTTCTCTGCCATATGTTTCCTCCCTAAACAAACTTAACGCTTTAAGTTTAGTAGGAGGTGAGATATTTGAAGTTGCAAAAAGTCTTAAAGATCATCCTTCATTTAGAAATTTTACGGATGTAGTCTTGAAAATATCGGATCACTTGATCGTCTTTGATGGCGCTGGCTCGGAGATCGAGAACAGCCCGTCCACCAGCGTTAGAGAGTTCGACTTGTGCTGCATCGCCCAGGCTGCTGGTGCCGGAAGTGCTGTTCCCGACGAGCTGACAGGTGGCAAGGTTTGCCGCGGCGATTCGCACCCGGCGAGTACCAGCAGCAACATCAGCGCGCAATTTCTCATTCTTGGCCTGTTCATCTGCCATTTCCTTCGTGTGCTTGGCATCCAGCGCCGCCAGCGCAATCTGTGCCGCTTCGGTACGCTTCTGCTGGTTGGTCAGGTCAATCACAGCCTGATCGCTTTGTTTTTTCAGCTCTGCGGTATAGGCTTCATTTCGTTTCGAAACGTCGGCGTCCCAACGTATTCCTTCTACCCACCAGGTAAGAGCAGCGCCAGCCGCGAAGGCCAGCACAATCGGTAAATTGTTATTCATCCAGCCCCCAGCATGACAGCTCGCTTTCCTGATCACGGCGCTGAACCTGTCCGAAACAGTTATTGGAGCGAATGCGGCAGTCTTTCCCGCTATCCCATATCCAGCGCTTTATCTCAGCGCATGCTCCTAATTGGTCCCCTGCGTTAAGTTTTCGGTAGAACGTGGAGGAGAAGCATTTGCCGGGCCCGATATTCCACGGGCAGAATGAAGCAATGCCAACTTTCTGCGGCTCGGTCAAAGGAACGTGAACATTCTTCTCAACCCACGCCAGCGCTTTAGCCTGCTCGGCTTTGTCGATGACATCACACTGTTTCTGTGTCAACTTCATGCCTTTAAATACCGGCCTGCCATTCACATGCGTCACGCCGCCGCAAATAGTCCAGACGCCGCCCTTGTCTTGATAAGAAATCAGGCTGTTTCCTTCTTTTTCTTTCTGAAACTGCGCCATCATCATCGGGGCTGAAGCGCCAACGGTAATCAACGCCAACATGGCAGCACTGAGTTTTGATTTCAGGTTTGCCATAGTCAATCCTCGTCACGCCGTACCATGTTGTGTTTTCGGTCCCAGATTTTGAAGCCGACGTTTATCAGACAGGTAATCAAGGCAAAGAATAAACCGCCAAGAACTCCAATAGCCGTCCATTGTTCGGGGCTGAATGAATTCAACAGACTGTAAAGCCAGAAGCCTGTATTTGACCCAGCCGCCCCGTAGGCAATTCCAGTCGTTAATTTGTCCATTCTCATAGCTCCACCTCCAACATCTAAGTTGGCTGTGCTTAGTCATAAAAAAGGCCACGCAAATGCGCAGCCCGAAAGAGTTGCCAGAGTTAGCGTCTAGCCGCTTATTGCCGTATCTGATATCGTTAAATCGCCAAAAGTAACCACATCAGATAGAAGGAATTATTTATATGGCCGAAAACCCAAAAGCATCAGATGAGAGCAAACCTCAAAAACCAACAGAACAAAGCAAACCGCAACCATCTAAACAAGAGGATTTTTCAGTTCGCCGCGTAATGGTCGGTGATTCAGCGGAAGTATTTAGAAAAAAAGATAAGTAAGCGTCGAGATGAAAATAGCGCAGGCTGGCGTAATAATGGTTACCAACCTTGCCTTTGCCAGTCTTGTTCTAATTTTCTCGTTATCGCTGATTAGCTCATAGGCGGTTAGGCACAATGTATGAAGCCTATACCGCCTCATTACTGCCAGCCTATTGTTTTCACCGGCGAAGCCGTCATTCTTCAACTGTTCGAACTGCACCTGACTGATATTTTTATAAATTTCTGTGTAGAGAATATTTGGCGGGGCATAAACAAGCCCGTGCATGTGAACTGTCATAACTCGCGTAACTAAGTAAATCGCACATAACGACCAATATGCGATGAAAACGGCCAGCCCAGCACTGAGGAAATCCAGATTGGGCCGCTGTGTTAACAATAAGAAAGATGAGCCGATACCCACAATCAGGATACTGAGAAGCTTATAGCCGTTTTCTTTATTCACGGCATTAGACTGATAAACATCTTTTATGCATGCTTCACCCTGGGCTTCCAGAAATTCAACTAAATCATCATCAGCATCCAGAAAATAATTCGTAGGTAAGTTTTCCATAGCTAGAACCTTATAGGCGTTGCAATGATGGGATTTTATCTCAATGCCATTAATGGTCGAAGTCTTATCATCAAAAACGCAAAAACCCCGCCGAAGCGAGGTTTGTTTTCATTTATGGCAAAATATCAAATATGCTTAAAATATGCCGCACTTTGTTCATTTTTGCAAGTATTAAGACGTTAAAATCTTGGAACGTGCATCACTTCTTTTACATGAAATAGCTCTTAAAGCTGATCTATCCAGATCTTCGCAAAGGTCGATTAACTCTTCCCACTGAGAAGCATAATTCTCAGCCCAGTTTGTTTTGCTCACTCCGGTAAGCTTTGCCAGTTCGCCTGGGTAATAGAATTTACCGGTCCGTCCGGTTTCTTCCGTCGTGTACTGCTGAACCGCGAGCCAGACGAGTGAAGATAACCGGGCGCGTTTTTTCGCTGTGACCTTTCTGGCACCGAGTTTCCGTTCAAACTCAGACCAGATGAATTTACAGATAGTGATCTGATGATCGAAACTCAGGTCATACCCATAGCAGTATCGCAGCCAGGAAGAGTTCTCTTCTTCGAGTGCTGAAAGCGCACGGCGCCAGCTGCTCGAGCAGAAGGTGATTTCATGTATCGGTGGGAACGGCCTAACGCGTGAACGCGTCTCTGAACAGCTGACCGGGTCAAGGTCGGCGCTGACACGGCTTTTATCTAAAACGACGAAATGCTGTCGCTTCCGCTTTTTACTGGATGTGTCTGCTGGCGCATGTTCTTCAAAAGCGGCCAGCTGCCCCTTGGTAGCGCCGCAGTAGTTGGCAAGTGCGATGATCACGCGTTCTCTGATGTATTCAATATTCATGCTGTCTCCACACTTATTTTTGCTTGCCAGTAGCGATAACACCCATAGCCAGCGCGCGGTCTAATGTCTTCATGACCAAATACATCTGATCACCATGTTCTTCTTCCCAAGCCTGGGTATTCGCATGAAGTGAGTCGTGACACCGTCTGCACAGCGGGATCACGAACAGGTCATGCGCTTTTGTTGCCATACCGCCAAAGCCATTGCCGGTTATGTGGTGCGGATCATCAGCCCCGTTGCCACAGCCGCAGCATGGCTGGCGCTTTACCCATTGGGTGTATTTTGCGTTTTCGTACCGGCGGCGCTTCGGAATACGGAGGTATGATTCCGGCGTCTCCGGATCTATTGCCAGCGCCAACACCGGTTTGATGTTGTTCGCCAGTTCTTCACGTGGTTGCCTCTCCCACGGGTTCACGTCCGCTTCTTTACCCTGACCTCCCGGGGGTTTGTATTTAACCCCCAGCGCTTCGCAAATAATTTCCGGCGGCAGCAAATGAGCCAGCCCTTTCGTCACGGCCCACCAGCACAGTTCCGGCAAAGTAAGGTGACGCCCGTCCGGCAGCCCATAACGGTACCGGATTGCCTCAGTCACAAACTCGGCGGCGTTCGCCAGCGCGATAGCATCCAGTTTTGGCGATTCTTTTTCCCGAAACTCGTTATCATGCGCCCAGCACAGGCAGACAACGCCACGACCTCGAGGCACCTGCACCAGCTCATGGTGATGAAATTCCCCGTTGTAGTCCGGACACTGGCACACACGGTGGCGTTTAACCCACAACGTCAGCGCGTCCATGCCGCCAACTCGGGCAATTACCGCTGGTGATGACAGGAAACCAGACAGACGCGGGTCACGGGAAAGAGACTGCGCTTCTGCCGGTACCACACCATCAGGCAGTTTATGGAGTTCGGCAGGCTCGCTGGTGATCAGCAGGCGTTTACTGCTGAAGAACTTCACCAGGTCTGCCGGCAGCGCGAACTGCACGATCCCCAGTTCTCGCTGAGGATACGGTTTTAACAATGCTCTCACGCGTGGGCCTCCTGTTTTTTCCGAAGATGCTCGGCCCACAGCCCGGCGACCCACTGAATCCCTTTCGGGGTAAACCGTGCCTGCCGGAATGCATGCTGATTATTCGGATTGGTGCCTGTCTTCATTTCAAATCGGCCTGCGGATGTGTGCGTGCTGTAGGGCGTGAACTGTCCGTCCTGCCGGTAAATGATTTTTTCATCGATGAGGAATAACCGGAATTCAGGTTCTTTTACCTTCAGCAGCTTGCAGACAGACCGGAACCCCATTGATCCCTTCGCCATGACGTACTGATCAACGAATTCTACTTTCGGGGCCGCCAGCGCCAGCTGTGATTCCAGTACCTGTTTTTCTTCGGCCAGATCAGCAGCCAGTCGTAAGGCTTCCGGCAATGACTGGGGCAACTGGTTTTTCAACTCCAGCTCCTGCCAGCGGTCCACTACCACGGCGGTGAACTCGGGCGACAGCCGGGCAACCAGCACCAGCGAGTCGCGCTTATTGAACCAGTACTCCTGATATTCTTCCCCATTCTGTTCGTGCAAATAGGGGGTGTGCTCCAATGGCGCGCTTAAAATTCCAGCAACAACCAACCTTTCAGCCGACCTTTTCACGTTGCTGTGCTTACTCTGCACCAGCCCAGCAATCTCACGGCTCGACATCGTTACCACTTTTCCTGACAGCAAACTGTTAGACATAATCACTCCACACGTTAAGCCGGCTGCACACCGGCGGGTTTGAAATCAGTAATCGTTACTTCTGCCTTCCCATCTTTAGTAACCGGTCCCCACTCGACCGTCATTATGAATTCTCCGCTTCGGTGTACGTGTCGCGGGTAACGGCGGCGACCGGAATACCAGCGGCCATACTTTTATTTGCGATTTCCATGCTGATTTTCGCCAGTTTTGCTTCGGCGTTTTTAATACGGTTTCGCGTGTTCAGCTCTTCCCGTTTCAGGTTTTCCAGTCCTTCCCGATGTTCAACTACTTCCCGGCGCAAGGATTTAAGTTCCCACTCGATTTTCTGCTCTCCCTCGGCGCGCGCGTTGATCCAGTCGAACGCATCAACAACAGCACCACAGCGCCGACATGTAAGCTGGCGAAGGTGTTCGTCGACTAAAACATTCACATGACCACAACGATATGGCGCATGCTCAGGCTTATCGGCTTTCACAAGGTTGAGCTTCTCTTTGATATCCGCGTTTGAATCAAAGCGCTTGGTGAAAGCCAGCACGTTTTCACTGTCGTCTTTCGGTTCATCAATCATCGCTATACCTCCATCTGCAATTGCATGTTGAAGCGGTCCCGGACTTCGCAATATTCCAGCGTCCCGGTGCTATTGAAGGATTCAATGCGCTCAGCCAGCACATAAGCGCGGGTTTCTTTCGACTGAGGCGAATAGGTTCCTTTCCATGCGCTATCAATACCTATATTGCGCGCAACGTTTGTGCTGTCTGCGGACGCTAGCGGAAGTCGGGTGAAGATGTCCTTATTCAGCATGCGGAGGCCGTGCAGTTTGGTGATAGGTCGGCTATGAGCATCCACAACATGACGGATAATATCCTTCATGCGGGCCACGGCTTTGAGTGGTGATTTGACGTCATACTCGCCACAGCTGCCGATCGCCACACGTGGGTACTCATGGCATAGCCGGATAAAACGATCTTCACTTTCATTCATGTGCCAAACCGGGCACCCGATGAATTTGCCGTGTGGCCACTCGGCGAGCAGAGCATCATTCTCCGCCGCTCCGCCGTCGATAACGTCCGGAATGACCACGAAATCGAGACCAGGATGATTCTTCCAGCGCTCCACGAATCCGTAATAATCTGACCAGTCGATTTTGTTTTTGCCTGCCTTCTTCCAAATTGAGAACGCACCGTTGTCCAACGCGAATGACTGACAGATTTCCGATGCCAAACCAATCTGGCTCGAATTCGCAAAAGAGATAAACGCATGCCCAGCTGACCATGCTTTCATTGCGCAGGTATCAGGGGTAATAGGTCCGCCGTGGTAGTGGATCATCAGCTCATCTCCCCTGCTTTAAGCAGGCTGCTCAGCACAGCGTCAGCATGTTCCCCTGCGGCCGTATAATCTGACGGGCAAAGCTCGCCCGTATAAGAAGCGGCCTTGAGGTAACCGCGGTAGGCATCAAGCCAGATTCTCTGAAGTTCATTCATCAGCAATCACCTTCACTGAGTGAGCAATGCGCGCGGCGGCGGTGGTCAGGTGGTCGGGATCGAGTTCAATACCGATGAAACTGAAACCATCAAGAATGGCGGCTTTACCGGTGGAACCAGAACCCATAAACGGATCCAAAACCGTGCCGCCAGCAGGTGTTATCAGGCGGCAGAGATAGCGCATCAGTTCGCAGGGTTTAACGGTTGGGTGAGCATTACGAGCGCCAGATGTTCTCCCAGCTCCAGCACGCGGATCATTGAGACCAGCGCTTCCCTCCATGCGGCCGCCGGTCATTTCAGATGCTGTTACCGGCACAAACCTTTCCATTCCTTCATCTCGTTCGGTCTTCGTGACCTTCGCGCAGTAGAAGAATCGTGCGGCTGATCTGCTGATCTCCACTCGAGCGGCATGTTCGCGAGGCGCGTTCATATCGCCATAACAAACGCGTGCAGGCCGGGATTTCCCCGTAGTTTTCAGGTCGCCTTGTTGACCTTTAGCGTCAGGGAATGCAGCTATCACCTCTTCACTACCGTCATGAATGACGTTTGCAGGCCAGCGGCCAAGCTGCCCTGGTTGCCATTCGGCGCAGTCTGGCGCTTTATCATCTCGAACATGCGATAGAAGTGCGCCAGCGCCGCCAGTCAGGGCCTCTTCCGTCGGAACGCGGGAGATATCGATGTGCAGCGCGCCGGTACCGAACTGTTCGACGTTCGTCTCAACATTCCCGATCAGCGGTTTGCGAGCCATAACGATCGGTTCATGCGCGGGCTTAAGTGCGGTACCCATCCCGGCGTTTTCGCCCTGCAGATTTTTTGACTTAGGAAATCCGCTGCCGTAAATCCACATCAACTGATCGCGGATCTCAAACCCAGCATCTTCAATATTCACAACGAGACGGTGATAGGTACGTGAGCCGCCGAACGCCAGAAGGTGGCCGCCGGGCTTAAGCACGCGCAGACACTCGGCCCACTGATCAACGGTTGGCACCTGGTAATCCCACTTATTCCCCATGAAATTCAGGCCATATGGTGGGTCAGTGACAATCGAATCGACGCTGTTGTCAGCCAGACCGCGCAGGACCTCTTCACAACGACCTACATTCAGCTGATAGCTCATGCCTGCCCCCTTCCCTGACGTACTGCCCACAGATTGCGTTCAAACTCGGCGCTGATTTCAGTCAGGGTTTTGACTGGACGCTCTGGCTGGTCAACAGTCGATTTCACTGCAACAGGCTTTGGTTTATCACTCAGGAAATACGTGTTTTTAAAACCTGCATGGCCAATCACAATGTTAAATTGCGGTTTTTTTCCGATCGCACAGAGAGCTCCAGATGTCCTGTTTTTCGGCGGGATAAATCCAGTATTCCGGATAACATCCGCTTCAATTTTTGAGCAGGTACGAGGTGTGCGATCACGCATAAGCTCCGCGGTCACTAATTGCTGAAATGTCTGTGTCATACTGTTTTCACTCCCTGCTGGCGCTGGGCACACTCTTTCCAAATCTTGTTCCAGCACGGCTGTGAATACGCTGGTCCCATATTGCGAACACCTGCTTTGCTGGCCTCGGTACGGACAGCCTTTTCCAGATCGCTCGGCTTTTTCGTTGCACCGACACCGGAGGTAAAGCGGCGATATGCAGCGTCGCGCTCTGCTGTGTCAACCGCTGATTCAAAATAGCGCCCAACAGGTGCGCCTGCGGGTCACCGAAAACAAAGTCCAGATAGGGTGCAGGGATCGTGATGCAATTCCCCTGCCCTGACATGGCCTGAACGATTTCAAATATCCGGCTCATCAATCAACCTCTCAAACCGCGATCGGAATAACTCAACCGGCTGTGCGCACTCATGCGGGTAACCTGCTCGCATGAAGATGACTCTGCCGCCCGATCGGTCGAAGCCCACGACGTGTACCACAACGCCCCGCCAATCCTTGTAACGCCTGTCCAGCTTTTGGATTTCTTCAGACATGCCGTCACCTCAGAAGCGTGCTCACTGAAATGAACTCTCCACCAGTCAGCAAAAGAATTATTGCAGGCGAGATGGCCACCGCCGATCACGACTTCGCTTGAGAGGAACTGATCAGCGCCAGCAAGACAGCGTTTGTATTTATCAGCCATATCAACCTTCCATCTTCTGCTGTGATTTCATGCCTACGTAGCGGCACATATTCATGTAGCGCTCAACCACAGCTTTTCGCTTCGGGATGTGGTTGATGCCTTTGCCCGGCTCCCTTACTATCTGGACATACGCAAACGGGCACGCTGCGATGCATTTGAATTGCACTGTTGGCCGAACGCGGTTTACACTGTTCATGCGTTAAATTACTCCACACGTTTAATTGATGCGCACGACGCCCGAGGCTGCACACTTCGGGCGTCACCCTCTCCAAAAAGCAATTCAGTCACGACCATGATCTCCGCGACCAAACTCTGAACCCGATACCCCTTAATTCTCATGCGTTTGCTTTCGTCACGATCCAGCACACCGTCAGCTGTGAATTCGTTGTGCGCCTTAGCGAACTGCCCGAGTGCTGTAAGCAGGTCATTAAATTTGATCAGCAGTTCTTCGTTGCCCATTTCCTCGATGTCAGGGAATTTGACGAAGGTGCCCCCATTGGTCCGACACATAGCCTCGGTAATGTCAGAACGTCCTGAAATCTGTTCCATCATGAGCGCCATTCCAAATGGCACCATCTGGCCGCCAATCTGACGAACGCGGTTACTCAAAGCGTTATGGGTACCGTCATGCGCAAGTTGTTGAGACATCGCCCCATACCCACCAGGGAACGACGTGATCAGCTTGTGCATTGCCGCTGTTATGTCGTCTGGAGCAGGAAAGTTTTTGTTATCCACAATGCCTTACCTCTCTCTGTGGTTACGGCTGTACGCCAGCGGTGTTAGTCTTTTCGTACAGCACTGGGTCAACTTTCAAAGCGCCTTTTGTCAGCACCTGAATTTCGAATGCACGCCCCTTTGGGATCAAATCTGTCCAGCCGGAAACAGAGGCGTGCGATAAGCCCAAAGCTTTAGCAGTCTTGCTTACTCCGCCGAAGTAAGAAATTACGTCATCTTTTTTCATCAAATCCTCTTTTGTCGTGAAAGAACACATGATGATAGTAGGATATCTTACATATCGGAGTCAAGGAATCCTACATCGATAAATGGTAGGATTGCCTACATGAAAATGAATGAACGAATCCGCGCTAGGCGCAAAGAACTCAAACTGACTCAGTCGGTACTTGCCAAACTAATCGGCGTGAACCGTGTCACCGTCACAGGCTGGGAATCAGGGGACTATAAGCCAGGTGGTGAAAACCTCCAGGCGCTTGCTGCTGCTTTGGAATGTAATCCACAGTGGATTGTTGATGGTAAAGGTGATCCTTTAGATAACGCGCCGCCAGCTACGACTCCCACTGAACATTTTGGAATAAAAGAGATTCCTGTGCTGTCTTGGGTTCAGGCGGGTGAATGGACCGAGTGCGATTCTCAAATCACAATTCAAGATGTGAAGGAATGGATTTATACCACCGCTTCGGTTTCATCTGAGGCCTTTGCGCTACGCGTTCGCGGTGATTCGATGACCAACCCGTCCGGTGCACCAAGCATACCTGAGGGTTCGCTGGTCGTTGTAGATCCCGACCGCATGATGAGTGAAGATGCTAATGGCAAGATAGTGGTGGCTCAAGTAATCGGCTCTACAGAGGCAACTCTAAAAAAGTATGTTGTCGACGGACCTTTGAAATATCTCGTTCCTCTCAATCCTAATTACCGACCATTGGAAGTTAATGGCAACTGCAAACTGGTTGGCATTGTTAGGCAAGTAATAATGGACCTATAAGTTTCAGTGAACTCCAGATGAGCCGCCATGTGCGGCTTTTTTTATATCTTAATATGTAAGATTTCCAACATTCACGCTTGACAGCAAAAGGTAAGGTATCCTACATTAAGACCATCAGAGCAGCATAATGGCAAGAACGCAGCAGCTTAATGAGGTGGCAAAGTGGATTTGATTTTTTACGGATTGAAGCTGTACGGACTTGTCTCTGTAACCTTCTTTCTCATTGGTATGGCGGTAAATCTGTCCACAAAAAAACAGTACCGCCAAACACAGCAAGAAATATGGATAGAGATGATCAGGATTTGGGGGTCAATGACCGCAATTTTCTTGATTGTTTTAGGTCTGGCCTGGTTTCTTTTTAAAGTGATTTAGGTCGGTACAGCAGCTTAATGAGGTATCAGGATGCATAAGCAAAAAGTGAAAGATATTGCTGATCAGTTACTGGAAAAAATTGAACGCCTCGAACTTGCGGCAAACAGAGGCATTAAATTTTCAGAAGATCCGCAATTGCAGCATTGCTCCGGAAAAATAATTACCCCGGAACAATGTCATTGGACACTGAAAGATTGCGCCCTGTTTAAAAAATGGGTCACCGAGTGTTTTGTATCATTCGAATTGACTGTTGTTCCGTCATCCCATGACCTTGAACGATGACGTCCAATTCTTCATCTTCGGTTTCATTTATGAAGGTTTCACTGCCCAAAGCATGTAGCTCACCAGATATGACGTGACCCTTTTCCACCTCATATCCACCTACAAGCTCAGCAATTGTGAACTCTCCTAAGGGATCCCGGATGACAATAAAACCAATTCGGTGCTCGTGATGTACAACGACTCCGCGCATAAAGTAAGTCCTTCTTGGTTGTGTGAGAACTCCCAAGATACCACCGCCGCCTGAGGTGGAGAAGTGACCAGGCACACAACGGGAAGAACACTGGGGGTTGAGGGACTCACTTACCATCAACTCGGTCTGACCACAGTTCCAGTGTTCTTCCCGTTGTGGTGAATGCGCAGGCTGATGCGCAAAGCGTGAGTGTGACGGGATTTCTAGACCCGGTGAAGCAAGCGTTACGGTAAATGCAAACTGGTGTAGCAGCCCTCGAAGTGGGTATAGGCGGTTCGATTCCTGCTACCGATGTCGGGTGAATACAGCACCGGCCACCGCAACTGGAAACCAGCAGCCAACAGAGAATAAAGAGCTGGGGGCGATACGGAGTCTACATGTTCCAGCCGTACGTAGAGCTCACTAAGGCAGGACCACAATTTGATTCTTCGCAGGCCAAGGCTGAGCGAGCCGGACCAGTAACCGGCACACAACGCGAAGAGCACTGACGAGCAAGGCACAGAGGCTGGTTCGATTCCAGCCGCCAGGATTCGTTTGTATCTGGTGATGGGCAACGAAAAGGTCCGTTCAATTCGGACACCGGTAGTGCTCTTCGCGTTGTGGCAAGCATCCGGTGATGGTCGGGTTCCCTACCCGATTGCTGGTTCGACTCCAGCCGCCACACGCCTAATCACTCTGGAAAAGTGGTAATTGCTGTGTGTTGTTGCTTCGGCGGTGGCATGACTCTTCAACCATCCAACATCAGGGGGAGTGAAGATAATGTTCTGATCATGACCACCGCCAATTTTTTCACAACATTCATCATTTTTGTGCAGAAGAATGACCATCTCAAAACGTGTGGAGCAAACAATGAAATTAGCGACAATCAAAAATGCAATCGTCTATAAGGCTCACCTGCCTGATGCTGACCTGCTGGCAGGTCACTTGGCAGAATTCCCATTCTCTGAGATTGGTGAACTGGAAATGGCGCGCGTTGGCTTTATCCCGAATCTGATCACCGCCGAACTGGTAACGCCATTCCAGGGTGGATTGTCTCTTTCGCTCCGCATCGATGAGAAAATCATTCCCGGCGCTGCAGTGAGAAAAGAGGTTCAGGATCGCGTGGCCACTATCGAGCTTGAAGTCGGCAAGAAATTAAAGCGCGCTGAAAAGCTGAATATCAAAGACATGGTGCTGGCGGACTTCTGCAAACAGGCATTCGTGAAAACCACCGTTCTGAACGCGTTCTACAACACTGAGCACCACCTGCTGATCGTTGCCACCGGCAGCAAACATTATGCTGGCGTGCTGGTGAGTTATCTGGTCAAAGCTGTTGGCTCCGTGAAGACTGAAACCATCCATATCAGCGACATCAAACACGGTCTGACAACCAAGCTCAAAACGTACCTGAATGGCGATGATCGGGCTTTCGATGGCTTCCACGTTGGCGATTTCACCCAACTGTCACGCAAAGTCGAACAGAAAGAAACTATCAAATATGCAGCTGACCTCGACAGCATCCGGGAAGAACTGCGCGAGAATTTGGAAAACAGTTATATCGTCGATTCCATCAACCTACGTTACGGCGATGTGAGTTTTTTGCTGACCGAAAATTTCCACTTCAAACGTGTGGATCTCCGCGAACTGGCAGATAACGATGAAGACGACCTGCCGTTCCGTTGGCGCCATGAAGCTTCAGTTGCAACTTTGCTGCTGACCAGCGTGATTAATACCCTGTGTGTGCTGCTGAGCTATAAGCCGCAGGAAAAAGAAATTAACCCTCAGTAATACAGCCGCCCAGCGCACCGGGCGTTATTTAAATCTGAGTAATGAAATTTAATTGCCATCACTGGCAAGGGATTCGCTCAACCTAAATATACGTGTGGAGTAATTTTATGACCTGGTTAACCACATTTTCCGGCCAGTATCTGGATTTCTCAAATCCTAATGTGCTCGCCTTCAATATCGCCGACATCGCGCAGGGCCTGTCTCATGAATGCCGCTTTGCCGGGCAGATTGCCGACTTCTACAGCGTGGCTCAGCACTCTGTTCTGTGCAGCATGATTGTTGAACCGCAATACCAGCGCGAAGCCCTGTTGCATGACGCCACTGAAGCGTACATGAAGGACATCCCCGCACCGCTGAAACGCATGCTGCCGGACTATGCCCGCGTCGAGCGCCAGATTGATTCCCTGATCCGCGAGAAGTACGAACTGCCTCGGGAGATGAGCGCCATCGTCAAAACAGCTGATCTGATCATGCTGGCGACCGAACGCCGGGATCTGGAAGTCGATGCAGATAATTTCTGGCCGATTCTGGAAGGCATCATGCCGACCGACATTCTTATCACACCTCTCAACCCAGTACAGGCCAGAGCTTTGTTTATGCGCCGCTGGGAAGAGCTGATGTTTTGATCCGGGGGAAATCATGGGAAAAGTCACTTTCGTTGTTGATTTTGAAGACGGGAAAGAACCAGTGGTAGGTGCCGGCACCGGAATTCTCGGTGGCCAGCTGGTGTCCTTGGCATGGCGGGACCTGATTAATGATCAAGCTGTATCCGTTGACGTGGAGTTGCCTTACGCGAATGACGAGGTGCTTCTATTTGACGCCAACAGCGAAGGCTGGGTGATCGGCTGGCGTTCAATGTGGATGGCAATGGGTCAGAAAGAAACCGGTGAATGGGAGTGGTCATTTCAACTGGAAACTCTGAAACACGAAGACGTCCTCATCACTCACTGGGCTTCAATTCCAGATGAACCAGCGCCAGCAGGAGAGCAACCATGATTGAAAAAACTGAAGCAGGAGAAATTATTATTGGGCAGATCAATGACCCACGTCTAATCCCTGGTATCCATCGCGTAAGAAGTGGTAGCACACAGAACTTTGGGGACCGCATCGTAATGGGCGGAAAACTTATTCGGGAGTGCGATTTCTCACTAACTCCACCCGCGAAGCACATTTATGCGTTGGAGATTGCTGGTGTTTGGTTATGGGTTAATGGCTGTGGTCACTGCAATAACAATGGCGAAAAAATGTCTTATCAGGTTTGTGAAGAACATGACCGATGCCAATGCTGCAATAAAAAAAGAGTTGATTGCACCGGCATACCACCGCGCAACGAATATGACAATGGTGGTGGTATGTGGGGAACTCGTGACGATTGTGGTGTCTACGGTTGGACTTGTCATCCATGCCATGAGAGGCAAGAGGCTATAAGTCGAGAAGACGCATTGTCCCGCATCGTTCCAGATGATGAGTTCGATGAAAATGACTACGAATACGAAGATGAGGCCAAGTGCCCTTACTGCAACGCACAGGTATGCACTGACGAATCTTATGATGCAGACGGCGAAGAGCTGGAATGTGATGAGTGTGGCCACGCGTTCACCCTTACTGCAAATCACAGCGTTACCTGGTCAACATCACGTATCGCGCCGGTGAAGGAGCAACCTCATGACTGATACAACAGACATCAAGGCGCTGCGTGAAGCGGCTACCAAATATACCAAATCGCTTGAAGCGCACATAAAAACCCCATTAGACCCCGACTTAGTTCGTGATATGGATTCGGCGTTCTGGGAACTGACAGACCTCATAGGCAACAATGAATTGAGTATCGTTATCAACCTACTCGACCAGCTCGAAGCAGAACGCCAGCGGGCTGACCATAACAAGGTGATGCAGCTCGCAGCGGAAGATGTGTCAGCATCGGCTCTTAGGGACTGGAGTAGCGAAGGAATAAAACTTCACGCTGCCAACGAAGAAATAAAGAGACTTAAGGCAGCAATCGAGGCCGCTGGCGGCGGGGTGGACGAATGAAAATAGGAACATTGCGAGACTTAACCGCCCTGACGCATGAGCAGGAGAAGGCGTTCAAACGTATACAGCGAGCGCACAAGGACTTTCTGAAAGCTGGTGGCCGCTACTACGTCGTTCTTGAAACGGTTTACGCATACAACGGCCATAACTTCGACGGTGTTGACGGCGACGAAGGCGGGCTGAGCGAAAGCCTGAACTATGCGAACGATTTGTCTCTACCGAACATCGAGCACCCCAGCTTGTCAGGGTTCGCGGACGATGGTCATTACTTTATTCCAGCCGCAGGTGTCGAAGTTATTGCCGAATCAGACGTTGATGACGGATTTAGCGACTGGGACATGAACGACGATACTGGCGGCATCGTGAAGGATGGTGAGTGATATGACAAACACACTTCTTGAAATCTGTAATCGCTGGCAGATTCAGCGCGCATTGATTCTGGACAGGAATCCAAGAATGGGGGTCACTCTTGATTCCTTGGATGACATGATCGCTAACTCTGTACGTTCTGCTTTGACTATTGCTCATCGCGTCGATTGGGATTTTCGCGAGGCAGAACGGCTGGCAAAACAGGTGGCAGAGTCAGGCGATAGCAATGCCTAAGCGCGCTCATTTAGTCAGGCGGGCTTTCGTGAAACGAATGCTGAATTTGTGGTTTGTTCCAGTTGAGTTTGCGCCAGCAATGCCGCCAGGGGAGAAAATGCTCTGGTGGCGAGCGGGGAAATATTACGGCCGTTTTCGGGTCAGTCAGTAAACCGGTGTGCAGCCGGCTATAACTAAACGTGTGGAGAAAAAGCGTATGGGCCAACTCGTACCTTTGATGGAATGGGCATCCAGTCCGAAAGGGTTTAAATATCCACCAGCGCCAGCAACACTTCATCGGTATGCAAAAACCGGCCAGATCATACCTGCCCCGATTAAACAAGGCAGCAAATGGGTCGTTGATGAAGACGCGAAGTATGTCGGCGTTATTGCAAAAGCGGAGATACCGAATCACCTCCCCGCTTCTGTCAAAGCACTACTGGAGAAAACGATAAATGGCAGCCAGACCACGCACACATAAAATTAATATCCCCAACCTTTACTGCAAGTTCGACCGTCGAACCAGCAAGGTGTATTGGCAATATCGTCACCCGATCACCGGTAAATTTATAGGGTTCGGAACCGATGGAGATACCGCTCGAGAGGCGGCTATTGCAGCCAATACCATGATCACAGAGCAGCAATCAAAACAGATAAACTTTCTCGTTGATATGACTGTGAAAAAAACAACAAATAAAGAGGCGGGAATAAGGGTTTCGGACTGGGTTGGTAAATATATATCTCTACTTGAAGAGCGTTTAATAGAAGGGGAAATAAAGAAGGCCACGTTCAAAACACGTAAAAGCTGTGCGCAGGTTCTTTCAAAAAGGCTACCGAATGTGCGCCTTAATAATTTGGATACAAAGTCAATTGCCGCAATTCTTGACGAGTATAAATCAGAGGGCAAAAACAGAATGGCTCAGATGTTAAGGGCTACGTGGGGGGATATATTTAAAGAGGCCCAGCACTCAGGCGAAATAGAACCCGGATTCAACCCAGCTTTGGCAACCAGAGTTCCAAGAAATAAAGTAACAAGGGGAAGGCTTAGTTTTTCTCAATGGAAAAAGATTTTCGATAATGCGGCAGACCTTCAGCCCTATCTGCAAAACTCCATGCTTCTTGCCCTGATTACTGGTCAGCGACGTGCAGATATTCTGAACATGAAATTCTCAGATGTTTGGGACGGTCACCTGCATATCACGCAGTCGAAGACAGGAACACGGCTAGCTTTACCTCTCATCCTATTTCTTCCAGAAATTAATTTGTCTCTTGATGATGTGATCAGGCAATGCAGGGACAGGGTGATGAGCAGGTACATGATCCACCACTCTCGCGCTCATGGTTCTTCAAAGCCTGGCGACCCGGTAACGGGAAACGGAGTAACTCGTATGTTTAAGCAGGCGCGTATCGCAAGTGGTTTAAAATTTACCGAAGGAACTACGCCCCCGACTTTTCACGAACAACGTTCTCTGGCTGAAAGGCTCTTCAGTGCGCACGGGATCAACACGCAAACTCTACTCGGACACAAAACGGCAGCTATGACTGAGAAGTACCATGACGACAGAGGAGCAGATTGGATAACGTTAGCTGTGTGAAAGTTACGGGATTACTCCCCAACAAACGGGATAATTTTTAAAATCCATTTTGGGGAGATGTTTTGGAGGGATTTTGGGGAAGAAAATAAATTCAGTAAAAACATGAGTTTCCACTTCCGCTGTTTGCGTTACGAACAGGCGCCACCGCGCCGTGTTCCGGCGACCTTTAAAACCTTGTTCGCCGGTATCAGTTTCATCCGCGCCCGTCCGGATGTTCTGGGTGTGATCTCTCTGGATCTGTTCGCGGTTTTGCTCGGCGGTGCGACCGCCCTGCTGCCGATTTTTGCACACGACATTCTGCATACCGGCCCGTGGGGACTGGGTCTGTTGCGCGGTGCTCCGGCTGTGGGTGGACTGATTGTCGGTTTCTGGCTGAGCCACCGCGCGCTGCAACGTAACGTGGGTATGACCATGTTTGCCGCCGTGGCAGGCTTCGGCGCGGCGACGCTGGTGTTCGCGTTCTCCACCTCGCTGTGGTTATCCATGCTGGCACTGTTTGCGCTCGGCGGATTTGACATGATAAGCATGGTCATTCGCGGCGCACTGGTACAACTGGACACGCCAGACGATATGCGCGGACGCGTCAGCGCGGTCAACTCCATCTTCATCAACACCTCGAACCAGCTAGGCGAATTTGAATCCGGTCTGATGGCCGCTTGGGTGGGCGCAGTCCCGGCGGCAGCCATTGGCGGCATCGGTACATTGATTGTCGTCGGATTGTGGATGACCTGGTTCCCCGGTCTGCGTAAGCGGCAGAAACTGGAAAATGAGGTTGTTGAGGCGTAA